TTAGTTTTCTATAAAATCAATCCTGCAACCTAGTGCATACCCTATCTTTGCAAGGATATCTATACCTGTACTATATTTACCAAGTTCTATTCGTGCTATGTGACCCTGGTTTATACTGACCAGCTCTGCCAATCTCGCTTGGGACAATCCCTTTTGCTTTCTGAGCTCGGCAATACGCTTACCGATTCGTTCTCTCTCATTCATCATCTTACAACTGCATCTTCAATCATTGCGCTGTATGGCCTTCCCATCTGGTCCTTAACATTAGAACGCTCCAAGTCGATGGTCAACCCTTCAAGATTAATACCCGCTTCTTCTGCTAGCTCTCTTACATGATCTTCGTCACGCGCAATTGCGTGATAAAGTACAGTTTCATAATGATTCTCTTCGTAGATATTGTATGAGTTCATAATCTTATATTTTATAACATTGAAAATTGCTTGTTTCTTAATTCAAAAACACGTACCTTTGCACCGCATATCAGAAATGATATTAGTCGCCTTCGGGCGTGGATTGAAACGACATTAAAAATGTCATTGTGACTTAAATCACAATTCAACATTTAGGGTAGCGATTTTTTCGCTGCCCTATTTTTGTTTATAGTTACCAAATTATAGTATCTCAGGCGTATTGTCCCGCCATCTAGAACCATCCGGCCACATACCTCCACGGGCGATGCTTATATAGTTGTCACCCTCTTTGATGAACACGGACCAACTACATTCATTTCCGGCAAAGCGGTTAGCCTCCGCAATATGCCTAATATCTTTTATTAACACCGATTTGTTAGTACCTGTAATAGGTTCCATAAGACTCGTGCCGTTATTGGCCTTAAAGTTCGCAAAATACGTTCTCATTGCTTAATGCCGCTTATCCGTTGCCGCCGGTTCTATTGTGTTATTTTGATACTGCAAATATAAATGTTTATCTTGACAATGCAAAATATTACATTAATAAAGAAGGCATGTTTTTAAACATTCATTCAGATAATACGCTTTGTGCATATTCCGCACGCCTGTTTATTTTCGTTCTGAGCGCGGTTAAGCGATTTCGGGTAAATTCTAAGCCACTATGTGTGCGAATGCCTTTTGCGTTCAGTCGTTCAACTACCTTGTCAATATCTTGCGGAGTATTGCACCCCTCCAACATGGCGGCTATCATATTGTTCTTTTCATCGTTCATCGCTTCCTTTCTTCTTTTTTCCCCGTTCACCTTACCACCTTTCGCCTGTCCGGTGGTTGTTCCACCTAAAGAGGTGCATTTGTTTCCAGCTTTGGAAATAAAATAACCGTTTTCCTCAATTTGTTTTTTCTTTACTTCCAATGCTGATTTAGTTCGTTCCTGTATAAGTTCTTTTTCCAGTTGGGCAGCAAAAGAAAAGGCAAACAAAATCATTTCGTCCATCGCTTTTATCATGCCACAATTCAAATCAATGCCCATTTGGACGATTACAAGACGTATTTTACGCGGTTTTAGTTCATCATTGATGAGTTTGTTTAAATCGCTCATAGATCGTCCTAAACGAGAAATTTCGGCTACTATTAGCATATCTCCAGTCTCCAGCAACGGAAGTACATCAGTGCCTAATTTCCGTTTCTTATAGGTTACACCGCCAGATATTCCTTCTTCCGTTATCACAATGTCAGATTTTAAACCGTTTCTTTTCAACCATTCTTGGACGGTTCTGTTTTGCTGCTCCAATGTTTGTTTGTCGGTGGATATACGACCATATTCTACTACTTTCATAAATTATTCCTTAGATTAAAATTCGTTTCGGCAATGGTTCGCCAATCTTATACAGTTCTACGCTTGTAACTTCTTGTGTTTCTTTAAGCAGGTTTATCCCATCGCTGTAGAAGTTTAGCAACCTTATAGCTTCGAATGCGTTGCATGGTTGAAGCATTATAGTTCGTCCTTTTTCGTTAATTTGAATGAAATAATTCTTTTCCATAATCTTTTTGTTTTTAAGTTAGTAAATAGTTCCGCCCGTGGAACTTGCACCACTTGCAAGGCTTTCAACCTTTGGCGGATAATTCGGTTTAAAAACCGTTATTTCCTGTCATTTCCTTCATGCAACCCACTACGAGCCACACGATAACGCATATAAAAAACATACCCCATTCCTCCTTGTTTTAGTTATTAGAAAATTTGATTTGCTGTCTATCCCAATCGTATGTAAATGTGGCTACATGGCGTCCACGGTCGTACACAAACACTTGATAACCTATTTGCCCGTAACAGCAAAATAATCGTTGTGTACGCAGCATTATGCCGTTCCATGTCTTGCCGTTCAGATACTTTTCCCATGCGAATTTCCCTGACTCAATGGCGTTTTTTAATCTGTTCATATCTTTATAATTGTTATTGATTCGTTTTTAATATCCTTTTTCCACAATCCCGGCAGCCGTATTACTGCCGGGGTGTCATAAGATGATATGTTGGCAAGAACCCCAACAATGTATCTATGCTAATTGTGGCAATATATCCTTAATTTATTCTGTATATATACTAACAGGTACGGGGACGTTGTTTTGCTTTGTATATTGGTAGCCTGTATTCATGTGCCAATAAGTCGATGAACCCAAATACTTTGCCATACGGTTACTATAACGCACGTATGCATGAAAGTACTCCATGAATTTGCCGCGCTGCCTTACATAGCCGCTTATATGCTTCCATTGGTTGTGTAATTGTTCGGGGGTTTTTGTTCTCATAATCTTTTGTTTTAAGTTAATAAATAGTTCCCGGTGGCGGTGTCGCTCCGCCTTCCTACATTGGTTAATCTTGTTCTATCGTCCACTCTTTTTTTACGAAGCCTTTAAAGCTGCCAAACGATTTTTTAAACGCTGCTAACGCTTCTTCCTTTGTCTTTCCGTAATAGCAATAACGCGCCCCATTGTGGAACTCTACTTTTAACTTATATTCTTTCATATCCTTTAAAATTTATCTAATTATTCTTCTTTGCTTATAAACTCTATTACTTTCTCTATATCGGTGCCGCTGATGAACAACACGGCACCGAATAACAACAACATAAGCCCGAACATATTAGCCGTTGTTTCTGATTATACCTTTGATTACACGGCAAGCCTGACACAATGCCCTTGCCTGGCAATCTAACCACGTTTCACGGCTGTTTGCTTTATCCCTTACGCTTCCATCTTTCCGGGTTACTTTCTTGAGGTCAGAAGGCGTACACAATCTTTCCGCTATATCTCCATCGTATATTAATGAGCTGCCGCCATAGCTGTATTGCGACCAGTCGGATGCACCGTTTAACAACACGCTTTCCACGTTATCCAGTTTCACATCTTCCACGTATTCGGCAATGGCTTCTACTACTTCATAAGCGTATTCGTTTACACCTTTTTCCCATGCTGATACTGCTTTCAAGTTCTCAACTGCTTTCAATAAATCTTTTGTCTTCATATTGCTATAATTTTAATTTGTTAATAAATCAACCTTATAGCGTGATAATAGCCTGATAACTGCCTATATACACTATCTACCTGATAGCTGCATATAACATAACCATCATAAGCCATCGAAAATTAATCTGAGGAAATTTGCAAGGAAAGAATAAAGAAGCTACTTTTGCACCTGATAACTGGTTTAAGGTTTAGTTCCTTATTCCACCTCTGAGAGTCTATATATTACCAGTATATAGGCTCTCTCTTTTTCCATCATATCAATATATCAAGTATCACGCTGTCTAATCGATGAGATAACTACCTGTATTGTGTTGGTTATCTCTTATCTTTCAACACTACAAAGTAAGTAATTTTCTATCATATACGCAAACTTTTTATTATATTATTTGTAAACAAATACGAAAAACATATATGTTTTTAGCATACCGCATAAGCCTATGTAGTGCGATATGCGGGCACTTCTTCTTTGCCTTAACCATGTACCGAATTAACCCTTCTTTGCCTTATTCTGCCCCTATCGAAGGCATCCGCAACGAAGCAAACGAGCGTTCTAAACCGTTGTAGTACAGCACAGGCAGTACAACCATGAACGCGCTATACCCCTCCCCCCCGTACACCAGTGCAACCGTAAACATCCGTCCTCTCTCTCATTTTTTTTTAATTTTTTCTGATTTTTTCTCTCTTTCTGATTGTTCGAATATTTTATCTAAATCAAGATACACAAGCTGTAATATAATATTATTATCTTATACGAGTTATTGTTTTACGTTGATGCTTCTCTATGCAGTATGTGTATGAACCCCTTTCATTATATTCATAATAAAAGGGAGAGCGGTGTTCGCTGTCGCTCACTTTTTTCTTTATGTTACTTTCTTTTTTATGGGTTTTGGATTAGACATTTTTCCTTTATTTATATAGGGTATGTCTAATATGCAATGAGGTAGTACTATGCAATACAAGGTATATTTCAAGTATTCTTTTACTTTTAAGATTAAAAGCTCAATATTAAAGCGGATTTAAATATATCACAGTGATAAATATTAAAGTAAAGCTTTAATATATGAATTTAAATTATTATATTTGCGTGTATTATAATAGAACAACATGAATGAATACAAGTTTTATATGATGCATTATGGCGAGCTTGGTGCCGGTTGGAAAGACTTGGAAATAGATTTCCCAGGTTTAAGGTATAAAGAATGTACAGGTCTTAATTCGTATGGAGAGCCTACAAATATGTATGCAGAGGATTTTGCCGAGACAAGCAAGGCGGAAGTGTATGTTTCCAGCACACCGGCACACAAGCAGACAACTATAAAACTGACATTGATATTCTTGGAGGATGATACCAAGGATGATAAGTCTTACCGTGACTTTATGGCTTTCATTACCGGTTCTAAGATTGCCTACCGTGATACAGCGAGGAAGAGAAAGGTCCTGATGTACCTCTCAGGAGCCACAGAGCCTAAAAGCGATACCCTTTACGGGCAGAAATATAAGGAAGTGACGTTTACTTTCAAGAACGTGTACGGACATTCATTCGGATATGACGAACAATTTTCTGAAACATAAATATATAATGATATGAAGAATCCGATTGTAGATAACAGAATTGTAGAGGATATCTGGTTCGCCACAAGATTAAATGACACTCTACATAAAATATTGAATGGAGAGGTTGTTAGCCGTAATGATATTCAATATTTGACATTTATATCTGATGACCTTCTCGCTTACCAACGCCATACTTGTACAGAACAAGACGAGAAAGATTATTTTGAACGTATTGGCAAACCTCTGACGGAGATTATTGCGAAAGAAAAATGTGGTATAAGCGAATTGGTTGGAAAGACTATAACATGTATAGATGGACTTAAAAAAGATTCGGGAGAAGCTACATTTATATGCTCGGATGGTACGAAGTTTATTATGTACCACGAACAAGATTGCTGTGAGGTTGTGTCTATTGACGATGTTTGTGGTGATGTTGAAGACTTGATAGGCTCTCCTATATTGAAGGCAGAAGAGGTTTGTAATGATGCAAGCGATGTGATTCGTGAAGATGCGGATGCAAGCGCTACTTGGACTTTCTACCACTTGCATACCATCAAAGGAATGGCTACTATCAAATGGTACGGTACTTCCAACGGATATTATTCGGAGAAGGCTGATTTTGTGAAGGTTTACAAGGCTTACAAATAAGTACTAAGCATATAATAATTTTATTTTAAACAACAATAAACCATATATAATATGTTTTTAGAGACAGAAACCCTATCAGAAGCGTTGACCTTTGCGAAGTGCAAGGATTTGCCCAAGAAGCTCAATCCCGAACTGGGGCTTACTTGGATATTGGCTATCGCCCTTATCAAGAAGAAAAACCTTATGAATGCCTATGCCATTGTTGAACAAAGGGCTGACGGACTTATCCAGTACAAGAAGACATTCGGGCGGCTTTCTCCCATTGATGGTCTTATCTCCATCCATCCGTATATGTACGTGGATGAAGAGGCGTTGGGAATGGCTATGAAAGCAAACAGACGAACTATCGCCATGCACTATGCTGATGCAGCGGACGACATCATTGATTCGGACGATGAGAAGTTCAAGGTGTACCAGTTGCAGTACGCCATGGATATGCAGAAGCTGAACATGAACCAGGAGAAGCCTAGATTCGGGAAGTCTGTTGTTGATGAAGCGGAGGAAGCGGCTAATCCGGTTGTTGAGGAAGTGTTGAAGGAGAATGAGGCGGTGGCGACAATTGAGGACGAAGGAGAGTGTGTTATCGAGGTCGAGGACGCTAAGACAGCGTTCAGACCGAAGAGAGGTAGAAAGACTAAAACGGAGAAATAAGGTATGGCAAATAACAAGGAACAACAAGGATTTGAGTTCATCATCAAAGAAAGTGATGTGTTGGAGAGAGAAAACTTCGGCTCGTTTGAGATTGTAATCACGAAAGGATATGCCTGTTTTAAGAACTACACAGGATTCCGGGTGTTCACTACCCCGTACGCTGTGGGATTGGACGGTGTGGCACATGAAACATCTCTCTATGCGTGGTTGAAGTATATGGTGGACTTCAAGAAATCCATCAAAGACAAAGAGAATGAAATGTTCGGGAAAACTACTTCCACCAACAAGGAGTTCTTGGACGGTATGAAGGTGCTTACCGAAGCGAACCTTATCAAGCCTATGGCTGTGTTCACAGATATTAATGAAGCGCAGAAAGAAGCCGAAAATTATATGAAGTGGATGGAAGGTCAGATGAAAGATTTGAATAAAGCAATGAACACTACGCCACCTGAAGAAGATTTAAAGGCGAATGCTGAATTTGAGCAGAAGGTTATCATGGCAGAAGAGGCTAAGGAGGTATTCGATGGAAGTGTTGAAACCGAGGAAAGACAGGTATAATCCTGATAATACTTACCGTATCTATATCAATATAGGTAATCATCCGGGTGCGAAGTGGGTATCTTTCAAGGACAAGGAAACCGGGGAAGTTACTAAGGGTATATTCTTGCCTGACTGGGAAACTGGAGGCATACGGATAAGACATGGACAAGTCAAGTTTGAAATTAATGCAATACCCGTAAAAGGAAAGATAAATACTCATGTGCTTATTCCTGCTGTATATAAAGGTATTGATTGTGGACTTGGACTAAGCATAGGTAATAAGGTGACAGACTTTAAGAAGGCTGTTATTGGAAACATGTATATATGCGGAGAAATACTTAATGAAGACCAAAAGAAAATACTAGAAAAGTATGTCAGAAGAAAAGGATTCTTTAAAATCGGGCGTTATAAGAAAAGTTGAGCGTATCGTGTGTGATTGCGTAAATAAAGTATTCTGCAATCAGGACCCTGTATATCCTTCAACTATCTATGAAGGAAGGACAAACATTATTCTTACAGGGAGGATTGCGAGAGGTGCAGTTTTTGCCGTATTGCATAACAGGTTCGGAATCTCATACGGTAATATTGCCAAACACTCAAAAATTAGCAGCAGGAACATTATACGGTCCGTAAAGACTTATAAGAGCATTCCTGATTCGGACAATGCCGTAATGATGATAAAAGAGCTTATAGAAGTTGAACTAAAAAAATTCCCAATTTTATGAATGATTTACTTTCTTTTAAACGTAATGTCATGATGCTCGGTCTTTGCACTGGATATAAGAATAAATGGGACGTAGCTACAAGTAAGGAAGCGTTAATGGATATAGCTTTGGATTCAAACGGTGTGGAGCTGTTGACAGATGCTCATAGCTTTGGATTCGGTATGGATATTCAGTATATGGAACGAACGTTTTCTGACTATATTAATGGCAAATGGAAGCGGAGCAAGGATGGATATACTTCGTGCCTGTATGTGGACTTTAACGGGCAAATAGAGCAGGATTGCACGCTTACTACGGTGCTTGCTTCAAAGGTTGAGTTCCATGTTTCAAAAGGGAATGTGTGCAAGCTGTATGTTGGAGGTGGATCTACTGTAAATATCACCGGAGAAGGTATCTGCTACGTGTACTCATACGGTCACAATAAAGTGACCGGCAGGTTTAAGTTAATGAATTGTATAACTAAGTCCGAATGGGCTAAATAACATGCCTATATCCACGTGTAGAAAAAGTAACGGGTGCGTTGGTTAATACTGGCGCACCTTGCTTAAAAATCAGATTATGAAAGCAACAGACTTAAAAATAGGCAACTATGTTCATATCAAATTCCGCTCCCCACAGGGAGAAAGGCTTTCCATCCCCATGCAGATAGTCGGAATATTTTCAAGCATCAATGGGGCAAGCCCGAATGATACCGTTTACCTTGACTTTGAAGAAAACGAAGGTGATATATGGGAAGAAGAAGTACAAAATTTAGTATTCGCTAAAACGGAGCTTAAAAAACAATGAATTATATAGAAGAAGAGCAAATACAAGCCGACATAGAACGGTTTGAGCAAATAGGTAGCGATATTCCCGATGATGGAGATATGGTTGAACAAATACCATTGTTCAGCTCTTCCGATATGCAGTCAGTCATTGAGGGCGGTAAGAAGAAGCCTCCTATTCATAGGCTTTGGGGCGATTTTTGGTGGGAGAACGAGCTTGTATTCTTATTTGCCGATAGCGGAATAGGTAAATCCATTCTTGCCACGCAGATAGCCTACGAGATAGCCAAAGGGGAAAGCGAATGTACGGAGGTGGAGGTAAGTCCTCAAACCGTTTTGTACTTCGACTTTGAGTTATCGGACAGGCAGCTTGCAAGAAGGTACTGCAATGCGGATTTCCCGAAGTCGCTTATCCGATGCACCATATCGGAAGAAGTGGACAGCGAAGATTTTAACATGAACGTGATTGACGGCATAAAAGACAAGCTGATTGATACAGGTGCAAAGGTTATGATACTTGATAATCTTTCCTATCTTTCTACGCAGACAGCAGAAGCGGAGTTCGCAGGTGCTATTATGGACGGTCTTACAAGATTGAAGCGTGAGCTGAAAATCAGTATCATGGTAATTGCGCATACGCCTAAGATTGAGGAATGGAAGCCCTTGTCTAAGACGAACATGGCCGGGAGCAAGATACTTTCCAATTTTGCAGACGGGGTATTTGCCATTGGCCGCACAAGGGTAGGGGGTAGATACCTGAAACTTCTGAAAACACGTATGGTGAGTGAGCCGGACGAAAAGTCTTTGCTGCCTTACTTCAATATTGTGGCCGAACCTTACTTGCATTTTGAAAAAGTGGGGGATGAAACGGAAAAGAAGTTACTTATGGGTAAACCTGCAAAAGATTTTTTCAGTTCTATTTGGGATAGAGCTGTTGTAGAGCCTATTCCTCTGAACGAGTTGGTTAAACTGATTGTATCTAAGGATAATTCCAAGAATAGTGTGAAATCTAAGGATGGTAATGCCCGTAAGCGTATAGACCGTGCAATAAAGTACGGAGCTTTGAAAAAGGACGAATTGAAGAATATTTATCTTAAGGCAGAACAATAATTATGGATATTCAAGAGATAAAGCAAAAGAAGCAGGAGTTGAACGAAAAGATAGCCGCTCTTCTGAATGAGTTTGAGAATGAGACCGGAGTACAGGTTTCTGATGTTGGATTTGTCCGTAGGGTTTCTTATGACGAATTAGGTCGTGAAGTCGGGAAAGAGTATGTGGTTGAGGCGAAAGTGGAGCTATGAACAGTAAATTTCAGATACATCAGTTTGAGCTTACCATATACCCACGTAAGCTATGGGTTGTAAAGGGAGGCTCTTTTAAAGATATAGAACGCACTTTTTATATTGAAGAATCTGACGAGGTTGAGGATATGTTGGAATCATGCAAGGCTATTACGTTTAGAGCCTCGATAAAAGACGGTGATTGGTTAGGTGTTGTTGTATATATAAAACAAAAAATGGGAATTAAGGACATAGCGCATGAAGCTCTTCATGTATCTTCCTTTATTTTTTCTGACATTGGTGTTAAAGGTGATTTTACAATGATGAGGCACAAGCTTATTTGGTAGGCTTTGCTGCCGATTGCATCAATCAAGTAGTGATAGGAAGGTATAAGTAGCGATGATTTCTTTCTTTGGGGGCGTTGTGTATTGTCGCAGCGTTTTTTATAATATGCTATTAAACATGTATAAATTAAATAAGAAATCCATTGCAATACAAATTTTAGCCTATATATTTGCATCATAATTACGCTCATGGCTACGCATACCTTAAAGCTGTATTTGCAGCTTATCCTTGAATAATAGGTATGCTTACCCCTTGTTTTTTTACAAATAACTCATTAGTATTATGGCATACAAAGCATTAGACATCGCAAATAAAATTATATCCAAAACAGATTTGGAACATGGTGATACTATATCAAATCTGAAATTGCAGAAGATGATGTATTACCAACAAGGTTTCCATTTGGCATATTTTGGAACACCATTGTTTGATGAGGATATTGTTGCTTGGCAATATGGACCGGTTGTCCCTTCTGTATATAAGGAATATAAATCGTTTGAATCCAATTCTATATCGACTTCAAAAGAAGGTATATCTTTATCAGATGATGAAGAAGAACTTTTCAACAATGTTTATGAGGAATACAACCAGTTTTCTGCTGTAGCCTTGATGAAAATGACACATGAAGAATCTCCTTGGAAAACCACGGAAATAAACTCTGTAATAAGCCGTGATAAGATGATGGCGTTTTTCAAAACACAAATTGAAGCATAAATGAGTGGCAAGTTTAAGTTAAAGCATAAAGATGTAAAGCCTAATTTAAAAGAAAAAGAGGTTGATGCGAGAAGCAAAGAACCTCTTTTCTGCTTTAAGTACTTGGATATGAAAACATCTTTAAAAGGATGTGATAATAGTGTGTTCAAGGATTTTGTAACGAGGATGCAAAAATTGTGCTGTCTTACTTGGAAAGATATAAACGTTTCCGGGAAACACCAGTATGGTTTTGAAATGATACCAATCAAACAGTTGAAGCCAACATCCCTTCCTGCAATAATCACAGAGGATATTAAAGAACTTGCTGTTTTCAGATATAGTGGCGATAACCGCCCTTTCGTATGTCTAATAATGGACTGTGTGATATACCCTATATTCATAGAAGCTAAATTCGGTGATATATACGACCACGGAAGTAAATAATAACAGATTTATCATACGTATGAAGCGGTAAGAGAACATCCTACCGCTTTATTTTTATTGTATAACTACACGTAAATCCGGGTCCTTAGAGCTAGCGTTAATGGGCACTTTGCTTTCTAACATGCCTCTTTTTTTGCTCCATTGTAGATTATGTGGTAATTTTGCGACGTTTACTAACTTAAACAAAGATTGCTATATGGAAGAAAATAAAATATTGGTAGCTAAGTACGGCTCAGATAAAACTCCGTTGCGACTGGGCAATTTAGAAATACCATGCTATGTGCTCGACAATGGAATGAGAGTATTTTCCGGTAGAGGAATACAAAAGGCAATAGGTTATGATAGCAAAAGTGGTCAGTGGATGAATAGTTTCTGTAAAATGGATGGTGTTTCAAGCTATCTTTGTGCCGGTGATAACAGCATATCAGAGCGGCTTTCTAAACCTATAAAATTCAAAAGGAATAATGCAGGTGGTTCACAATCAACGGCTAACGGATATGAAGTTACTCTTTTGGTCGATATTTGTTCGGCTATAATAGACGCAAATCGTGCCGGTGTTTTTGATAATGATGTTATTGTTCGTAATGCAGATATAATAATTCGTTCAGTTGCGAAGGTAGGTATCATAGCACTTGTTGACGAAGCTACAGGCTATCAATACGAAAGGGAGAATGACGAACTTCAAAAAATACTTAAAGCGTATATTTCAGAGGAACTCCTTCCGTGGCAGAAACGTTTCCCCGATATATTCTATAAAGAATTATTCAGGCTTAATGGATGGGATTATACTGTTAACGGGATAAAGAAAAGACCGGGAATAATAGGAAAATGGACGAACACATTTATATACGAGGAACTTCCTAACGGTGTATTAGAGGAACTTAAAAAGAAGACTCCTAAAAGTGAATCAGGGAACAGAACAAACAGGTATCACCAGCTTTTGACTACTGATATAGGAGAGCCTAATTTGGAGAAACAGATAAACAAGGTTATTACGTTGTTTCAAGTTTCCGACAACATGAAGCAGTTTTGTGATAATTTTAAGAAAATGAAGATGCGTCAAATCGGGCAAATGGAGCTTCCTTTTGAATTTGACGAAAATGGAAGGATAAAGGAATAGATATTTGAATATTACTAACTTATAACAGAATAATATCATGGGAACAAGAAAGGGCTACCCCTTTTCACGGAGGGCGTATAAGCAAGGATGGGGAATATTGTCAAAGAGTATATTCGGGCTACTGGGTCTTGGTGCGTGTGCTGCGAAAGGGATTAAGGATGCGGTGGAGAGTAATGCCATATCAGCAAATAATGATACACATAATAGTACTATACCCAATATTGAGAATAAGAATAAAGCACCACGTATATCAAATGGCGATACGAATGATAAGAAAATAATATCTGACAATATTGCTAATAATGATTACAGGTGTTTGTCTGTGGAAGAATATATTATTTCAGGGGAGTATAAATCAGACTATGCTTCTGCGAGTTTATCCTGTTTTAAGAGAGAAAACGGCAATCCTTATTATCATATCAAAATAAGGATTATGCAACGTGATTTCGTATATGTGTTAAAGGGGGAAATAATGCTTATTAAATTGGACAATGGGGATATACTCGAATTTAAGAATATGTTTGAAAGTAAATCCGACACAAGAAGATATGGGCAATTAATAACACTTTCGTATCACATTTCGGAGGAGCAAATAAACAATATCTCCGAACATAAAATAACCAAGATGCGTGTATCGTTTGGGAGTAAATATAAAAATATAAACGTAAGCGCATCCGACTTGTCTATGTATATTTCAAAGTCTTATACAAAAATAATGGATAGATTATCGAAAAAACCATCCATATATGAAGGATTTTAGTTTAATATAGAGTAATAATATACTTAAAATATAATCATGGAAGATAATTTAATTTCAGAAGAACTCATAAACGACAAAAAGGCTCGTATAAATGAGTTGAGGGATTCTATTAACAATATCAGGTCATTAGGATTTCAACCACCGCACGATATGACCTTTGAATTGGCAGAACTTGAAAATTCGGTATTGATTAATTCAGAGTTAATACCTACGTTGATAGGTGTTCTCGAACAGGAATTTAGCAAATTTACAAGCGAAATTAATCTGTTATTGAATTATTCACCCGATTCAGGATTGAATATCTCGCTTTGCAATGATAGAAAGCAAAATAATCGTTCCAAACGATTGAAAATAAAAGTGGTATATTCAAATGGTGGAACTATAAAATGCCAGTTTGGAGGTGACACCATAGTTGAATTTATAAGAGAAGTTGGAGTTGAAAGAGTTGAAAAGCTAAATATAAGAACAGGGAAAGTTGATGGTAACAGATTGATTATCAAAGAGGAAATATTCAGAGATATTGACGAATCTGTAAGAAAATCATGCGCTTACAAGTCGGCAGGTAAGGGATATTACGTGCATACGAGTTTGACTACCAGCAGGAAAGTTGAGATTATAAAAACCATAATAGAAAAATTGGGAATAGATGCAGATGTATTTGCTGAATGATTATTAATCACTTAAAAACATATTATATGAAAAAGATTTTATTTTCGATTATTACACTGATGTTCGTGGTAATGACGACAAATGCACAAGAATTGATTGGTTATTACAACAACAGATTTACGACAGAGCAAACAAAATTCAAAGTTCAGTTATTAATGGATGGCATAGATGGTAAGGACTATGTAATGGTCGAGGTATTAACAACAGATGCTGATGAAGCTCATCTGTTAATAGATATAGACAAACTTGAAGCTACAAAGAAGTCGATAAAAGATATTAAGGAAAAGTATGTCGAATGGTCTGCAACAGCTCGTCAGAACAATATAAAGGACATGAACGAAAAAATGCCAGTAAACCTTGTAATGCCAAAAGTAGCGTGGAAAACAAATAAATGGTGGTTTGCGGATGGATTCAGGTGGAATCTACCGCCTTACTTTATAGTAAAAGATGGAACTAAATATTATGCTTATATATCACAAGAAATAAGTTCAAGGTCTAATGAGTATGTAACAAGCGAAATAAACCTTATATTTACATGCGTGAACGACTTTGATTCATTGCTTAACATTCTAAATGTAGAAAAGATAAAAGGAATGGTAGATAAGTCGAAGAGCCAAAAGCAATTATTCAAATAATAAGATTTAATATCAAGGATGCCATGATACAGGGTGTCATTAGTTTTATGCTAAAAAACACACTGCAAAGTTTGGTAATTCCAAAATAAATGCCTTACTTTGCGGTGTTCAAATCTAAAAGCGGTACGAAGCCGCAAACATAGCGGCATTTTTTGTGCCTATACATATTGAGTATATTTTAAAAGATTAAAGATATAACTGCGCCGTGTCGTGGAGTAGAAATACCCACGGAGTTTGCTTTTAGAACTTGAACAGCACGTAGCGCAGTTTTTTTTATGTTCAAACTAAAAGTATGGAAGAAATTAAAATCTTCAACTCACCGCAGTTCGGTGAAATCGTACCACAGGTACAAGCGAGAATCCTCTATTCTGTTTGGCAGACCTCTGTTCTGTTTTAGAACTTAGACCAAACGATGTAAGACAAAGACTTGACGATGGGGTTGTTTCAACCCACCCCATAACAGACAATCTTGGTCGTAAGCAACAAGCGAATTTTGTAAATGAAGATGGTCTGTATGATGTAATACTTGATAGCAGAAAGCCACAAGCGAAAGCGTTCAGAAAGTGGGTTACATCAGAAGTGCTGCCGTCCATCAGAAAAACAGGAAGCTATTCTTCAAAACAACTCTCCCAAGCCGAAATGTTCCTCCAACTCGCACAGATGAACGTGGAGAACGAGCGAAAGATGAAGGAACTTGAAGCAAAGACGGAAGAGCTTCAAAGCGAACTTACAGAAATCAAGCAAAGGACCACAACCGACCTCAAGCAGTCAACAATCGTGGCGTTCATAACCCGGAACAATATCAAACTGGACGTGACCAAGTACGGGGCTATGGGTCGTAAGGCAACCTCCATCTGCAAGAGAAAAGGAATAGAGGTTACGAAGATAAACGATGTCCGATGGGGAAAAGTGAGCGTGTACCCTGACGAGATATTGAATGAGGTCTTTAAGGTGAACGAATAACAATTAATCTATAAACCAATTACTTACGTTATTCGCATTTATGCGGACAGCAACAACTACACCCATAAACAAACTAAAATTTTACAACAATGGAAACAAACAATATGGAAATTGTAAAAATAGAAATTAGCAAAGATGCTCTTGATACCATCAAAGAGATTCAAAGCAAGGACGGTTACAACGTCAGAGAAAGACAGAGCTGCATGATGGAGGCAATATCAGACCTTATATTATCTCTCAATACAGACGATGTAGGCAAAAGCAGATTTTGCTACATACTTACACACCTGTCGGATTATGAGAAACTGCTAAGGGAATTGAACAGGGTACACATAATAGGCAAATAAATATGAGTAGAGAACATTTTAATGTTGGTGATTATGTACAAATTAATGACGGATTAATCGGGAGAATAATAGACTATAATTATGATTCCTATTTCTGTGATTATAGGTATAAGGTATCTTGTTCACCAGTTAGTTATTTGGGTCGCCACATTAGACGATTATCCATAGGTGAAGTAATGAGATACAAACGTAAGCATATTAAGTTTAATTTTAATTTATAACAAAATGAAAAGAATAACCGCCTACTTAAAAGGCAAAATGGAAGACATTAAGTGTATGTCACGTGAAAAAAGAGTTAATTCAGCATTGGAAGTGGCAAGATTAAACTTTGAGGAACAAATTGCCGATGCGGATGTGAAGATTGATAAGTTGATGGGTGAAATCGGCGAATCCGATAACATACAATCTATCATCCAAGAAATATCCTACTGCATGGACGACAAGGAAGAAGCAGAACGCGGAATTAAGCGGCTGGAAGAAATCAAGGCGTTTATGGATGAAGAAATTCAAGAGAGCTAATATTATGGACTAATTGCCACATATTAGCATAAGAGCGCGTTGAGGTTTAGACCAACGTTTCAAATGAAGAGGCACTCTACTTATCGCAAGCGGAGTGCCCCTTTTGTATAGATTGGTTCAGAAGCTACTGCATTACAACGCGCAAGGCTGGTCCCTTGGAATTTGGACTTGGTGCAAACACACGGTCTATCCTGTCCGAAAGGATTTCCAAATACCTCGTCTGCGCCCTCAACTCAACAATCATTGGGTTAGATTCGCCCGATTGGGATTCTAAGCTGTAGCGGGCTTCTAATAGCACTCTGATTGCGGCTATGTCAGTTGTCTGTTGATTGACAAAGAACCTAATAGAATTAAGTAATGCTTCAAGAGCTTCTGCTGTGGTTTCTGATACACCTTGTATACTTTGAGTAAGTGCCGACAATTCAGATTTCTGCCCTACACTTGTGCCTTTGTATCCTAATGTTTCCATAAGCGCAAGCAAATCTTCATTTAATCCTTTCAATGCGCTTTCTCCAAGAGCCTGGATGTTTGCAAGCTCTTCTTTAGTGAGGTTAATCCCTCCTACGCTCCCCTCTGTAACAGATTCATCTATTTTCTCAAACAGTTCCTTCAAACGCCCTTGCGCAAGTCTCATTGTAGCTTGTTTGACGATAAGATTTTCAATAAAACTATCAAAGTTTTCATTAAGGGCTTTTAGTCCATCTTCTGTTTCATTGAAAGCATCCATCCATGCTTGAACAAATGAAGAGGCGGCATCCTTATATTCTGACTCCCCACCTATACCTCCTAATTCTAATTTCTGTTGGTCTAAAATTTCTTGTCTTGTCTTTTTCAGTTCATTTATAGCATCATTCCATTCATCAATACGTCCTCTATCAGAATCTTTCTTTGCCTCTTCTGAATTAATCATATTTTCATATGATTCAATCTGTTGGTCTAAATTGGCTATTGTATCTTTGGTTTGTGTACGAAGATCATCTGCACTCCAAGCGGCTTCCATCTTCTCCTTTAACTCATCGTATGCCCTACCAAGTGATTCTATATTCTTTATTTGCCGTTGGATTTCACGTTCTTTCTTCTTGTTCTTATTGCCAATGCCGAATATGCTACCGATGGTATTGCCTATTCCGGCAATAGTTTTCATTCCACCTGTAACCATACCCAAAACATTACCTGTAGCATAAGATGATGCAAATTCTCCTGCACCACTGAAAGCTTGAGACATTCCATTTAATGATTCAGAAATTTCTTCTGGCACATCAACACCGAAAGATGAAAGCATAGAAGAAACTTCTCCAAAAGCAGAATTGAATTTATCTATTTTTTCTGCATTTTTTTCAAATGCTGCACCGAGGTCTGCTATAGCTTTTTGCTTATCTTCTGGTTTTGCATTTTTCAAGTCTTTAAAAGCTTCAACAATTCCCTTGATAGGGTTTCTGTCTAGTTTTTCACCTTTCAGCTTCTCAAGCTGTTCAATTATTGTTTTCAACTGTTCTGGCGGCAAACTTTTGAGAGACCTTCTAAATTTCTCTAATTTCTCGAGAATACTATCAATAGCTGCCGTTGAAGAATAGTCAAGATTTTCAAATAGCTTGATGTATTCGTCTGTATTTTGAAACGCCTTCCAAGTATTTTCATCTGTCTTCTTATCGTACTTTTTTTTAAGGTTGGATTCAGCTTGCGCTCTCTGCTCATCTGTAAGGGTTGCTTTTGCTATATTTGCCTTTTCTTCGTAATACCACTTATCAAGCTGTAATTGTTCTGAAAGTTGTGTTTTATAATCCTTGAGAATTCTAATAGTAAGGTCTGTGCTTTCCTTATCACGCTGTTGGCCCAGCTTTTTAAGTGCTTCATCGTAACCCTTTTGGTCTGCCTTACTTAACTGTCCATTTTTATCACGTTTGGCTTCATATTCATCACGTATCCCTTTTTCTACATCATCCAACGTCTTTGCAAGTCCGGGAAACAACTGTTGTACCTCCGCTTCGGAAAGTCCTGCATTTTTCAGTTTCTTGTGCAAGTCCAAGCCATTGAAAAGGTCTTCAATGTTCTTTTTTGTAGTTTCAAGCTGATTCTTTAAATCTTCTTGCTGAATCTCTATTTTCAGCTCTGCAATAATCTTTTTAAGTTCAGTGATTTTCTTGCTGTCTGTTACATCTTTAAGGAGTTCTTCATACGCCTTAATCATACCTTCTTTGGTGGGCAGAATATTCATTTTATCCATACCTGTAAATTCCAAAGCTGGTTTGAAAGCGGATAGAGTTTGCTCGATAGCGGCATTCTCTCCCATAAGCTGATTCAGTTTCTCATAGCGTGACTGCATTTCTTTTAGGACAGAGATACGCTCTGCCCAAATGTCACGTTCGGCTTTTGAACCTTTATTTTCAAATGGGTTAACGCCAAGAGCGTTGGATAAATCAACTTGCGTTTTCTTGTATTCAGATATAGTTTCAAGTATGAGTTTAACGTCAACCATATCTCCGCTCTTAATATTAAGAACAGGATTTTGCGAATTAAGGAAATTTGCTATTTTTGAATCAGCTTCTATTTGTTTTACGTTCTTTCCAATAGCAGCTATACGTTTTTCAACCTCTTCCCATGATTTTGCCGCCTTTGACGCTTCATTGCCTTTTTTTATAAAATCCTCAAATGGCACTTTCGCATCTATCGGCTGTGTCATGTTAAGATTGATTTTATACGTTTTCTTTTCAAAAAACGTCTTAAGGTAGCTATCCAACCAACTTGTTTCTTTCTCGACTGAATCTTGGTTAATGCTGATATTGATTCCGAAATGCTTGTATGCCAAATCTTTCGTGACAGCATCTAATTCCGATTTATCTATCCGGATTTTAAGTCTTTTCTTTTCCGCTTCTGTCTTGTATTTATCAACAGAACCATAAACAGACTCTAATTCAGAAATCATTTCTTTCTCATTCTCTATGTATTTTTTAGACAATGCGAAAAGTTCTGTAAGGCTGTTTCGTGCTTTCATGACTTCTTGGGTGTACATACCATTACCAAGCCTCATACTATTGAATGCGTTACTTAGATAAGGCCACATTCCTGCAACTTCATCTTTCATCCTTTTAGTATAAGTAAGCAAATCCTCTCCCTTTTTGGGCCCTTTTGATAGTTCTTCAAGTGCTTTCCTGTGTTCAGCTGAAAGATTATTCTCTTCGGTTGCAAGTTGCATCATTATTGCTTTCAACTCTTCACCTTGAAGTATAAACTCGCCAATAGAAGATGTGTATTGTTCGCTATCTTCATCTATATCATCTACAATCCATTTGGATTTATTTTTGGCGTATTTGGCTTCCATTATCCGCTGCTCATTAAGAAAAGCCTCATATTCTAAAAGATAATTTTTGAATGTTTCTTTGGCCTCTTCTTCTGAAAGATTAACTCCAACTTTAATGTCAAAGCCTTCGTTGTTCATTTCTTGAACGAGCTTGTCAAGAGATTTTTTTATATCTGATTCTGATTCGTCAGTTATTGTCGATATGCGTATTTTAGCCTCGAAATATTTGTTCGTGCTTTCTGCTATTGCCTTATTGTACTCTTTTATAGTGCTTATAAATTCTGTGACAATACCAATAGCTGCTGTTATTGCGACCAATGGCAATGAAGCCTTAAATGTTACCCCGAATGCCTTCATTGCATTGCCTGCTTTGCCAAGACCTACTGAAAATAACCCAATCGTTCCATTTGCCACTCCTATTTTTTTAGCCCATACGGTGATGCCCATGGATGCGATTACCGGGGCAAACGCTTTCGCTATATTGACTACTGTTTCCCAATTATCAATCAATACTTTTACGGTATCAATCGCGCCTTTCAGGGTGTCTTCGTTTGCCTTTCCGATGGAGTTAAGCATCACATCAATACTGTCCTTCAAGTTGGAAATTTTACCTTGTAAAGTTTCAGCTTGGATTTCTTGCATATTGTAGAAAATACCCTCTTTGGAAGTCAAGTTTTCAAACACTTGTTCAACATCCTCAAATGTAACCTTACGTTTGGAAATCATATCTACAATCTGTGCCGTGGTATAATCTGCTTGGTCTCTTGTTTTGAACAACTTTTGAAGCTCCCCATACATATTGATACCTGCTTCCGTAAACTGACGAACTTCTGTACCACGCAAATATGCTGCCGCTTTGACCTGCCCATAAGCAAGGATAAGTCTGCCCATATCCACACCTAAACCAGCAGATACATCGGCAAGTCGTTTTGTCGTATCATATAACTTGTCGCTCTCAATACGGTATGCTGCAAGCTGTTTTGTGAATGTAACCAATTCCTTAATTTGAAATGGCGACTTTACGGCAAGTTGGACAGTCTTGTTGAAAATTTGGTCTGCCTGTGATTTATTTTGTAAGATTGCTTGTAACGAACGCTGCTGCAATTCAAATTCACCGCGCACTTTTGCCAACTTGCTGATATACCCTTCAATCTGTGACACGGAGAACAACAAAGCAAGCTGACGGCTTAATTGCCCGGCTGTATCCATCAGGTTGCGATGGCGTGTGGCAAGCTGCTGTGATTTGACTCCTGCTTCCGTCAATGCTTGGTTGTGTTTTGCAATGGCTTGGTTTATCTGTTCAAGCATGCTCTTATAGTTCGCATCGGTAGTGTTCAAAGACAAACGAGCTTTTTTCAGGTACTCTATAGCTTGTACGTTCTGTTGCAGAGACTTTGCATTTTTAGAATAATCTAATGCGCCTTGTGGAGTTGACCGCTGTGCATTTGCTAAATCCGCTGCCTCCTTTGCAGCACGTTTATCCGCTGCCGCCTTACGTTGTGCAGCCTTTTCCGCAGATTGGGCACGTTGCTCGTCCGTCTTTCGTTGCTCGTCAAGCTCCATCTTCATGTAGCGCATGGCTTCTACCGCAGCCTTTTGTTGCGGCTTTGACAAGTCCATGTTCTCAACGTATTTTTTCAAATCCGAATATCCCTGCTTCAATCCGGATATATTAAAGTTAGCAAATGAACCTTCTCCGATTTTATTGTTTCCTATTCTGTTTAGCAAATCTGCCGCACGTGAAAGGCTTTCGTTCAGAGAAGTAGTCTTTCTTGTAGTCTCTTCCGCACCTTTCCCTGCTCCTTCAAATGGATTACCTTTTATAGCATCTATCTTTTTGGCTAACGAAGTAATCACACTTTCCAATTTACTCGTATCCATTACCACACTGCCAAACCCGTTTTTCAATGCATCTGCTGCTGTATGGGCATGTTTCTCTATCATCTCCAGCTTCTCATCGAAACTATCCAACTTCTTTAATACATCAGGGGTTATGTTGAGGAAAGCTCCTGCTTCGTTATTTGCCATATCATTATCCTTTTTTATTAATTATGGGCATACCCAAATCATTCAAGTTCTTCAAATCGTCAACACTTCCTATTTTGCTGACCTTCTTTTTTTTCTTGTCCTTGTTTCCGTATTCTACATGGGAAAAATCAAACGAGCTTAACCGGACCTGTCCAACCGTCATTCCCCATAAATATTCGTCACGAGAGCACCAAGTGTTGGAGCGCAGAAAATCAATCATCTGCCCCCACTCTGTACGGGATATTATCAGTTTTGTTCCGTTTTCTTCGTCTTCCTCGTCAAGGTCATTTCCCTCACGGTCTGAATCACATTGGTACTCTCGAAAAAAAAATCCGTGCTTATGAGGTTAAGGATTTCACCAAGCAATAATGCCCAGTCCTTTATGTCGTAATCTCTCCACATCAAAAGGTCAAAGACCTTGTGGTAGTCATTTGATAGTTCTTTTTTCTCATAATCAGAGAATATCCTGTCCCTGTCATTGAGAAGTGCAAGCGTTATCACGTGTGCAACTGCCGGTAGATTTACCGAGAACTCTTTGATAACATCTCCCATGCTTAACTTCTCTCCCTTCACAATCTGACACGCTTGTTCGGCTATAAGCCATTGAACACCGGGCTTCAATCCTTTAATACGCCACTCCGTACCGTGAAGTTTTACAATGCTTGGGCTGTCATTCATTATCCTTGCCAAACGTTCCATTGACTCATCAGATATAGGAGTACAAGCCGTTACAACATTTGTCTTTAGTCCTGTATCTTTTTTCTTTGCTCTATATACTGCCATGATTATAAACATGAAGGGCGGCGGCATATAAGCCTACCGCCCGTAAACACTCTAGTTATCTATTATGAACAAGTTTTATTTGGGTAAAGTATAAGCTGAATCTACATAAAACGGTGTTCTGATAGTTCTATCTCCATCGGCGATATTTGCATCATACGCTGTTCCTGCAAGGTTGATACGACCCACATTAGAGTTCAAAGATTCAAGCATTATTTTTGAGTTAAGTTGGACTTTTGGAACCACAAATGCAGTCATCGTTTCTCCTTCCTCAAACACTACGTCAATCTTTGCATACAACTTCTTGTATTGAGCCGGAGCAAAGTATTTAGTAGAGACAGTAGTTCCTGCCGTAAATCCCATGAGAGCGACCAATAGGTCTTTTTGTGTATCTGCAACCTCAGCTGTAAACTGGTATTTGCCAAGCTTCACGATGGAAAGAATGGGGCTGTCGGAAGTTTCGCACTCGATGTCGTTTACATCGTTATCGTCTTGAGCGATTGAAGTGGTATCCTCAACTACATCTTCAAGGATATAAGAGTCACCCTCTGGCACATCGTCTTGTTCAGAGCCAGTGAACAGAGTTGTCACGATGTAAGAAGGCTTGATGAATTTTTTGGCTGTTGCGCCAGTATTGTTTACTGCCATAATTAAAAAATGTTATCCTGTTAATAATCTGTTTACCTTATTGTCACTTCTATATTTATCACGTTGTAGTAGTAGTTCCTATTTTGGTCATAATCTGCATCACGGAAATTTACATCAATCACATAATGGGGGTCTTTACATGATTCAATAGCCTTGTCAAGCGCAAGTTCCATTTTGTACAGCTCCTTCACGGGTTTCGTGCCGTGACTGTCAACTGATTTTGCGTACAAGAACACGTTGGCAGAACCTTTGGCATAAGCTCCGTAATCTTTCATGGAAAGCACATCAACAAGCACCATTTCTTTCCAATTGCTTTCAACAGTGGCAGGCACATTCCCGATGAACAGGTTATCGGATATAGCCGCTTTTGTCAGCAGCATGGAAAAAAAGTTTTCCACTTTTGATGTTGTCTTGTATTTGCTATCCATATAATCAGTATTTACCGTTCTTTATAATTCCAAAAGTTGAACCTTTAATTCTGTTACTTAATGCTTTGAGTTGGTTTTGAGCAATGGCGATTACCTCATATTTGTACTTTTCCTGTAATATTTGTCCGTATGGCATTGCGGCTACTATCACAAGGTCAATTCCATCATGAGGCTTATATTTACGTTCAAGAAAATCCGTTATCGCATCACGTCCGTATAGCGGTTCTCTCTCCCAAATTCTTGGGGCTAATGCGTATTTCGTTTGATAACCGCTTTTGGATAGTTTGCCATTAACATATATTCCCCATCCGTAGCTATCATGAAGGTTGTCTGTATCATTTTTATAAGTAACCCTATTCAATTCTTCTGCAATTATTTTGTCAGCTTCTTCCGATAAGAACTTTATAAGTTTATTCAATGAATCTGTCTTAACCTTCTTTGCCATATCTTACACTTCACTCATTTTTATGTCAACCGAGCAAGCACCAAGTTGACTATATTCAAGCCCTATAACCCTGCCTTGGATTGGTATTGCATAATTCTCGCATTTAAAATTGGTATTGAAACGTATAGGTAGCTTCTCACCAACTTTGCACGGGAAAAATACTTTATAGTCAGCCATGATAGTACCGGAGTTAATCAGCTTTGCAGCCTGCTGTATGTCACATTCAGTTTCAAGAAGGATGGTCTCTCCCGTAGTGGGGACTTCGGGAGAACTATCCGTCTTTTCATTCCCAAGCATGTCACCGTCACCGAGAAGGTTCCCGTCTTCCGGCTTATTCGTTATCACGGTGTAGAATGTGCCATGAAACGGGTATTCTGCTATTGCTTTTCTTTTGAGACGCATAAACTATACATCTAATGAATTTTCATTGACCCAACTCATACTACCCGAATCCATGCTTTTCAACGCTTCTTCTTCACCATACTTTTTGTACAGTGCTTTCAGACGGTCTTTCAAGTTTTGGATTATGGCAGCCGTTACCGTCTCACTACCTATGTCCTGTCTGTAACTGCCATGTTGGAGTGATGATGAAGCCACAGACCACGGACCGCTAATGACAAGTTCGTACAGTGCGATAAGGCAATGGTCTTTAGTGCATTCATCTATTTCAGAACGGTCTGAAATAAACATCAAACCGTTTTCGTATGCGATATTTTCAAGCGCATCATCTTCAAAGACAAATCTCGTAAGCCCATTGAGGTATGCTATCGGGTCAAATGATTTTTCCATAACTACTACGCAATGTATTGTACATTTAATCGTCTGCCTGACTTGTGTCTACAATTACGTGATTACGGAATGTTTTCAGTGCAGGACAAGCTGACATCATTACATCAGTATGCCATTCCTTATACAGCCCGTTGTTTGTTGTTGTATTCACAATCGTGCAGAGACCATCGTTAGCCTGAGCAAAAATCTTGGTTATTACGCTTGAACCATACTTATCAAACATCTGTTTGTCTAGGTTATTGGTGTATTCAAACTCACAAGCATATCCGGCAGGGCGGAGAACAGCAATCTTATCGTCCCAACCTTGTACGAATGTGTCTCCGGTATTGGTAAGATTACGCTCACGTTCTTCAACAATTTCAATTGGAGATACACCGGGATAATCACGGAAAGCAGCTAAGAACAACTCTCGTGTAGTAGGTGCAGTAGCGGTTGTTGCGATGTAAGCTAAAGGATTTTTCTTGAAACTTTCAATCAATTCCTTAACTTCGGCATTTTGCAGCATTACTTCGTAAAACATCTTGCGTGTAACCTGCCATACCATTGCACCTTCATACCCCCATTCTTCACGATATTTTTTCTCCTTTTCCGCCATTTGACTGAGAATCTTACATTTTTCGTCTGTCCAAACTACTGTGCCAGCTTTAGTAAAGTTCTCTGTTGGTATATCAGCCTTATGCAACGGAGCTTGAACGCCACGTGCGATATTTCGATAGTCAATATGACCTTTAGACATTAACTGTGCAGTCATGAAGTTCATGGTTGCGTCCGCACTATCAAGTTGGGATTGTAATGTATGTACCCAAGCGGCTACCAAATCGGCATCGTTTCCAAACAACTCAAACTGTTGTTCTTTTGCTTCACGTTCCATAGCTGTTTCAACGAAACCGGGAGCGATAAAATCAGGGATGGATGCGGTGTACCAGTGCAGACCGTCCTTATCCATTTGATTACTGTCACCAAGAGGTGCACGCAAATCCATCAAAGGAGCGGCTTTCAAGTCACGTCCTTTCACAGAAAAAGTAGCGATGCCATTAGGAGCGGTAGGTGTGGGAGCACCAGCTTTTACACCTTGAGTCTTGTACCAACCATAATTAGTGTATAGCAGACCTTCTGTATTGACAAAGGATTGCAAGAAACGTTGATTGGTCTTGTCTGAAAAGAATCTTGCATATCTGCTGTTATTAAAATCAAATTTAGGCATAGTTTCGTCAATTTTAAATGTTAAACCAACCCTTAACCTTGCTCTTGTTCAAAGCTTTTAATGCAGCCGAAAGAGGTTGCATACGGTCTTCGTAGAGGAATACATCTCCTAATGCCAATGCAGGAGTGATAAGGTATCTTGCACCATCGAAATCATCTTCGGATGCAGCCGGGTCAAAAACAAAATCAAAGTCGCAGGGAAGGTATGAGTTAGGATTAGTAACCATGGCTTCTTTACCAGAACCTGCTTCTTTCGCTTCAACAAGAACAGATGAAGTTGTTAATGCTCCGAGGGTTGCGCTCAATGTAACTTTCCAAACATCGCCAGCCGTTCCGTCAGTCGTTTTTTCAACGGCTGTGACTGTTACTGCTGTTCCTTTCCCTACCAATGTGGTAGGAGCAACCATGAGAACGTCCCCTACAAACGGAATGAGGGAATACCCGTCTCTTTTCAAGTAAATAACCGTATCAGATGATTCTGATGTAGCTTTTGCAACTGCATACGATTTTAGGATGCGTATTTCGCTTCCATTAGAACCATTACTGGGAATATATTCAGCGAGCGTCCCGGCAAAAGCTCTTGCATTACCTTTGAATGGGTTTTTAACAATTCCACCACTGGTAGGAAATACAAGTGCGTCTTTCCCGCTCATCTGTAGCTTCACGAAGACATAGCGATGACCACCAATGCTTCCGCGAGCCTGAACCAATGCTCTACCGGGAAGGTAGCCACTGTTCAATAGGATTTGCTGATAGAAATCTGACATTTTCTTTTTGGTTTAAATGATTATTATTTTTCTTCTCTGTGCGACTGCTTCCTTACGACAGCAACCACATCGGCAAAGTCATCGGTCTTTCCCTTACCGCCTCCCGTGCCGCCTGGAGTGATGTCGGGTGGAGTGTTAGCATTAAACTTATTGTAGCTCTTGACCAGTCTTTCTGTAAGAGCGTCAACGTCAGTTTCAGAATCAATGTGAATCAGTTCAAGCTGGTCGTTAATCCAATCCTCGTTCTTGACTTCTTTCCCTTTTAAGGCTGATTTGAGTTGATTGCGTTTCTCGGAAATAGTTTTGGCTCTTTTCTCTTCCTCACGTTCTGATTTCAAGTCTTGGAGTTCTTTGAGCAACTTATCCAGTTTGCTTTCGTCTCCTTTGTTATCCTTGTAATCATCCTTATCTCCCTTATCATCCTTTGCGGGGTGATTCTTTTCCCACTCCTTTACGAATTTTGAATTGTCGTTCCTGATGTTGTTGTCGTCCTCTTGGAAGTCCTCCAGATAATCGGCAACCGCATCATCCAATTCCAACTCGTCATTACCACTCGCTTTCTCCAACCGCTTGTAGATCCTTTCCACCTTGCCGTTGAAACTTCTCTCACTCATCGCCAAGTTTTTCTTGCCGTTGTTAGTGATTCCTGCTTTCAGTGCTTCTGAAAGCTGTTCTTTCGTAAACTTCATACACTATATGTTTTATAATGATTATATGCGAAAGTAATGCTTTAACAAAAAGATATAACTATAAAAAAATCACTGTATTTATCACTATGATAAATAGACATTGGTTTAAGTATATATTACCTTGTTATTAAGAGGTATTTTTGCTTTTGATGAAAGAGCAAGAAGTACATAATGCGATAGTGAAGAAACCTTTCCCAGGTTTCCAAACCTACTTTGCTTCAACGAACGTGGATATATCTTTCGGTGCCGGCGGGGTCGGAAACGGGAAGTCATACTCTCTTGTTCTTGGATTCGCTGAACCGTTAATGCTTGACCCTGATTTTAGATGCTTAATAAGTCGTAGAAGCCTTGGGAACCAAAAAGCAGGAGGAGGATTTGTTGATACATTCAAGGACATATTCGGGGAATATGTAAAAGTTAAAGAGGCAGACACGCCACGTATATCATTTCAAAGTGGAGCGTACTGCGATTTGACTTATATAGACCCAACGAATATAGACAGAATGAGGGAGCGTGCGAAAGGATGGCAGTACGATGCGATTGCCATTGATGAGCTTACCGAAATGCCTTGGGAGGTATTTACGTACATTCAATCCCGTAATCGTGGAAAAAGCAAAACATTTACGGGGAAATTCCGTGCGACATTCAATCCTAAACGCACCCATTGGACGAGAAGATTCATAGATTGGTATGTTGGAGTTGACGGGAAGGGTATCCCTGATAGAATAGGAAAAGTCAGATTCTTTTTTGTTGCTGGGTCTACCGTTGATGATGTGATTTGGGGAGATTCAAAAGAAGAAGTTTACGCTAAGTGCAAGATACAGATAGACAGTTTGATTAAAGACTTGAAAGGAAAAGCAAAATATCAAGACTTTATCAAATCGTTTACCTTATACGAGGGCACAGTTGATGAAAATGAAGCTCTAATGGAAGGCAATGCAGGGTACGTTGGTTCAGTTGCCGCTTCTGGTACACGCTCTGCTGCTGGGCTTATCGGTGTAAACTATAATGCAGACCCAGATTCTGACGAAAAGATACCTATCCCTTCCACTTCCGCACAAGGCGTGTTCAACAACAACCCTGCCGTAAACGGTGACAAATGGATTACCGTGGATTTGGCGGATTACGGTACGGATAATCTCGTGGCTCTGGCATGGGATGGATTTCACGCATACGACATTCTCATTCTTAGCAAGTCCACTCCGAGAGAAAACGCTATGGCAGTGAAGACATTTGCATTTGAGCATGGAACAGCCGAAAGCCATATCATTTTTGACGCGACTGCCGGAAGGTACTTCAATGATTACATTCCCGATGCAGTACCTTATATCTCGCTAAATAAACCTTTCGGGCTTTACCAACTTACCGCAATGACAGTCAAGGATATGTGCTATATCAGATTATGCAAGATGATAGAGGAAGGCAACTTGACATTTGACGATAAACTTGCCGTTCAGACTTACACTCATCAAAACTTGAAATATAAAGTGACGATTGAGAACGAGTTTATGGAAGAATGTTCCGTTGTGCGGTTTGACGATATGCAGAGTGGGAAGAAGCGGCTTTGGAACAAGAAGAAGATGAACCAAATGTTAGGGAAAGGCAGGTCTATGGACTTGTTGGACCCATGCGCAATGAGGATGTTACCGTGCGCTAACATCGAATACGGGAATGAAATTCAAGCAGGGTATTACAATCACGAGGAAGAAACCAAACAAGCGAGCCATACACAGACAGAAGGAAGTATTTACGATGAACATTTATGGTATTAGGATATGATAAGCTATAACGACATAAAGGATATTATCAATTCCCTTAAAACAGAAGGAATTGAAGCAAGGGTAAGAGATGTTGCCTATTTGGTAATGTGTGATTCTTTCGTAGATAAGGATCTTGCTGCAAAGGTTGCTTACCAAGAAGATGAAAAGCCTTCAAACAAGGTGTTATCCATGCTTGCCGAGAAACTGAAACCTTTCGGCATCGGTGCTATCACTACCATATCTAAAGATGAGAACCGAGAAGCGTTGCTGAAAGAAATATCGGAGATGAAACAGATTGCTGACGATGCGAAAGCAAGTGGAGATTCAGACACTTTTATCAAAGCAAGTAAGGTCGTGTTGGATGCACGCGTGAAGCTGAACGATAAATTCAATATTGAAGAGGAAGAGGGGCAGAAGCGAATAATCGTTGTTCCGCAGAAGCACGACATTATCTGCAAATGGACTTCGAGAGAGTGTTCTGCAATGCCGAGCAAGGAAGCCTGCATGAAGTATTACAACCTAATTGATGCGGAAAAATGACACGGGAAGAGAAAAAAACATATCTATTGCGGAATGTAAATGCCTTGTTGCAGAAGAAACCGTTTTTCAGAGGAAGTGACACTTGCTCTACAAACGACTATTCCGACGGTCAGTCCGCAGCTATTACCGATACACGCACGGCAAGGCTTCCGAATGTAAAAAAGAATATCGTTTCGCAGGAAAAGTTTCTGAAAGAACTTGACCCGATGAGCCATGAGGTATTATTTGATCAAAACTTGCCGAGCATTTGCGTGAAGTTAGAAGATGGGGGATATCAGGAAATCAAGTTCCAGCGCACGGCATTAGCTTTCCAAGAACAGATACTGGCGAGCCACGTAATCTACCTTTGCGGGAATCCCTGTACATTGTCTTTAAGAGGTGGCACTCCTTCCGAGAAAGATAAAGCCAACTATTCCACAATCAAGGAGTATTGGGTAGACAGGAATATGGATGGATGGCGTACAAAGGCAGTCCGTTCGCAACTTGCAACAGGCGATGCAGGACTTCTGTTTTATTATGACTATAAAGGACGTATCAAGTGCCGCCTGATAAGTTATGAAGATGGTTACGTAATCATATCACACAATGACAACAACGGTGACAGGCTTCTTGAAAGTGTCTACTATGCCGATGCGGACGGTGTGGAATACATTGACAGTTACGATGATACCTACATGTACCGTATGCACACACCGATAGACGGTGAAGAAGCAGGCGAGGACGGTTTTGTAAGAGAACTTCCTATATTGCACGGTTTCAGCGAGATACCATTGTGTACCAAACGCGGTAATGTGGCGTGGAACAACGGCCAGAGCCTTATCGAGATTTACGAAATTATCTACAACATCTTCTTTGTCATTCAGAAACGGAACGGCTGGGGCATTCTGTATATCAAAGGCAATTTGTCAGAAACGACAAAGAAACTTGCAGGGAGTATCATTTTGCAAGACAAGTCAATGGACGGTAACGGAAGTGCAGAGTTCAAAGCACCGCCCAGCCCGCAAGGTATGCTTGACAGTCTGCAAGATTTGTTTGAGAAGATACAGATAAACACCTCATGCACATTTCTTTTGCCTAAAGATGTCAAGTCAAGTGGTGACATAAGCGGACTGGCTATTACGCTGACCCGTGATTTAGATTTGAAGAATGCCCAGCAAGGGGTTATCGAGTGGCAGAATTTTGCAGACAAGATGATGCGCCTGTTCAAGGAGGGATTAGCCAAAGAATTGGTAAAAAAAGGCGAGAACGTAAATGCCATTACAGAATTTGACAAACTTCGTGTCAGCTGTAAGTTCAAGATATGGCAGCCGTTCAGCGCAACTGAGTATAACAACATGCTTATCTCAATGAAACAGGCTGGTATTCTCTCCACGAAAACGGCTATTGAAAAGAACACGGAGAGCACACCCGATGAGGAGCAACGAGTGACTAAGGAAGTTAAGGAAGCAGAAGAAAAGGTGATTGCCCAACAGCAAGCCAACAAAACGAACAAGCAGGAAGGAGGTAATAATGAATAAACAAGTGATAAACATAGATGCCAACTTCATTAAAGAGATTGCCAAAATGCAAGAGCGAATTGATGAAACAGATAACGCAATTTTCAATCTATTCATGAAGATACAAGACGTTAATCGACTTGATATTATGTATGATGGTGAGAATAGAGATCTGTACCATCACATTTATATGTTCATCGAATATGTCCTGCATAAGTTTCCAAATATATACGAAGAATTCAGAGAAAACAAACAACACAAGTAATGGAGAAACTGAGCCTATACATATACAAGCTGGATACACATGGGGAAAAAGTCAAATTTCCCAACGAAACCATGTCTGCAAAGCTGGGTGAATACACTTACACGGCACAGCGCATGGCCGGCACTCCTACGCTTACCGCCACGCTCAACTATCCGTCTTGCTTGGATGAAGAGTGGACTGGAGAGGAATTTGTGGAGTTCAGAGGTGAGAGATACTATGTCGACCAAACCCCTACATCTTCAAAGGACAACAAGAGCATTATGTATAAGCATGAACTCCAGTTCGTTTCAGAACGTATCGTATTGGAGAACGTGTATTTCATGGATGTGGTGACAACTGGAACAGATACTTATCATTCCAACTCTACTTCTGTGAAGTTCATGGGAGACATAAACGAGTTTGTAGGTCGCCTTAACGCTTCAATGGCAAAATCGGGTATCGGATATTCGGTAGTCATAGATGATGATATCACTTCCGATTCCAAACTTGTTTCACTTGACAATGTGTATCTTGCAGAAGCGTTACAATCCATATATACCATATACGAACTTCCTTATTACTTTGTAGGTAAGGTTTGTCACATAGGATATACAGAGAATGTAATTTCTACTCCCTTCGAGTATAAGAAAGGGCTTGTATCAATAAAAAAGACAAACGCCAATTATAAAATTGTCAATCGCGTTACTGGTGTTGGTAGCTCTGATAATATCCCTTTCTACTATCCGAATGATGATGAAAAAGGTACTATAGAACGTACACAAAACCTTATGCCTTCCATTTACAGACAAACAAATGGAGCGGAAAGATTCTACAATGCGCTTAACGACACGTATAAGATACCCGGCACAAATGATTACTACTCTTTCAAAAATACATTTTCTTCTAAGAAGGTAAAAGAGATAAAGGTAGATTTCAGCGATATAAAGCCTACCATAGAAAATGTGACAAACGCTTCGGGACAGTTATTTGGTGAGATTGCGGATATTGCTTTTGATGCTAATGATAGTGACGAACTCGGAACCGGAGAAGGGAATAATATATTCAATGATACAGATGAGTATGTACATTCTTATTTCTACATAAAATTACATATATATAATGGAGATTACGGCTTTAACCTGTTCGAACAGGGTTTGGAGGGTGGTACGGCTGTAATCAATATGACTACGGGTAATTGCGCTGCTTGCGAGTTTGAAATAGGAGTTACCTATAAGGACAATGAACCGGGAAGGGCATTCAACCCTGTATTGGTGGATTCTTCCGGGAACTTACCGGCAGGAGATTTTGAGCAGAAGGTTACTTCACAACCATCCCAATATGTAGAAAGCCAACAAAACACTTCTACAAATGAAGTTTGGATTGCAGTAAAAAAGGACAATACCACTTTCGGAATTGTTATGCCTAATGCCACCAATAACTATAAGCCTTCTGTCGGGGATAAATTTGTGATTACAGGCATTAAGATGCCCAAGTCCCTTGTACTCGCTGCTGAGAAGAGATTGGATGAAGCATTGATAAAGTATATGTCAGAGAATAATGACGAAAAATTCACATTCTATGTCAATTTTTCCAGAGTATTTCTTGCAGACAATATTCAATTAGCAGAATTACTAAATGAGAATGTTCGCATGTATATAAAATACAACGAACATGAGTATCTTATGTATGTAAATTCATTTACTTGTAAAGCGGACAAAAATTGCTTATATGACATATCTGTTGAATTAACAGACAAATTATCTGCAAATGTTTCTGCATTACGAAGTACTATTACAGAAATTGCAGGCGATATCATAGGTAATACATTGGGAGGAAATAGTATTTCTACTACTGATATCTTAGCAAAAGTCTCTCGACATTTTCTCAGTAAAACACAAGATGACCGTACCCCGCACAAGTTATCCTCTGACAAAGCTTTTGAAATAGGGAAATTTGTCAGTGGTAGTACAGGTGGTATCATAATGGTTGATAAGGAAACAGGTCAAACCTATGCGGAGGTTGATAAACTGAAAGTCCGCATGAAAGCCTATTTCGAATCATTGGAGATACAAAATGTAAATTCTGTAGGTGGAAAGATAGTTCTAACTCCGGGTGGTGCTGTTACGCTTATTGATGTTTGGACCAAGGGCACCATTGAACAAACGCCCATACTTTCAATGGCAGACGGGAATCCTATATTGCTTGCAGATGGCAGTGAACTCCAATTGATGGATAAAGAAACGGTAGACAATGGCGTCCCCGAAGGCGTGTACAGATGTTTCTTCCTTGCCGAGCAGGACGGTGTGGAAGTGGAGAACCGCTTCCGTGCAGGTTTCCAGGTACAGAGCAAAAACTTCAACATACAAAAACCGGGAGAATACCAACAGGTAGCGAACCATTATTATTGGCGTTTATGTGTAGGGGCAAGCAAAGAGCCTATCAATGTCGGCATATACAAATTGCACTATATTGACCTCAGCATGGCGGATTGCGACACAGGCAGTGACATTCCGGCAAAGGGTGATACTGTAGCCCACCTTGGTGCACGAATCAAATGGAAAGGCATTGACAACAAGGACGTGACGGATGAAAGCAATATTGACGCACAGAATGCCATCGTTTTCTCTTCTACCGATGTGTTCAGCCCGAGTGTTACTCTGTATCACGGTATAGACTCCTACTCCTACTTGAACAAGGAGTATGTTGAGTATGGTGTAGACAAAACTAACAACAAGGCGTTTTTCCATGTATACGGTGATGCGTATATTGGGGACCGTGATGGTAACAGCTTTGTTAAGTTCACCCAAGGTGAAGGCGTGGAATTGAAAGGAAAGCTGTCGGTCGGTACTACCATCGGCAATGGAGACACCATCGAAGATGCTCTCAAAAAAGCATCTGAAAAGTACATTGAGGATTTAGACCCTCTGAAAGAGTACATCAAGCAGGAAATAGATAATATCCAGAATCAGGTTGACGGTGCGATAGAAACATGGTTTTACGACCCTGTGCCCACCCTTGAAAATCTTCCCGCATCCGATTGGGATACAGATGAGAAGAAGAACAATCATTTGGGAGACCTCTATTACAGCAAGGAGGGAAAAGCATACCGGTTCCAATATGAACAAGAAAAGGGATGGTATTGGAATGCCATTACCGATACGGATATTGTCAAGGCTTTGGAAAACGCTCAAAAAGCACAGGATACCGCAGATGGGAAAAGACGCATCTTTGTGAGACAACCGCAGAATTCGGACGCATACGACATAGGTGATATGTGGGTAAATGCGACCTACGGGAGTACTTACAAGGACGATATGCTCAGAGCGAACACTTCGAAAAAGGCAGGGGAAGCATTTAGTATCTCACATTGGGAGCTTGCATCAAAATACACTGATGATACTTTGGCGCAAGAAGCAAAGAAAATAGCCGAAGAAACGAAGAAAGCGGCTGAAAAGCTGGATAGTACTGTAAGTTCAATGAAGGACTTTACCGATGAAGCATTCAATGATGGTATCGTAGACAGAGGGGAAGCGGCTGCGATTAAAAAATACCTGAATAATATTGATTCCATCAAAAACGATGTAACAGAATCCTATAATAAAATTATAGAGAATGAGCTTCTTGATGAAGGCGTGGTAAAGACGGAGTTGGAAACTGCGTACCGCTTGTTCAATAACTCGGCACAGGAGCTTATAAACACCATTAACGGTGTGATTCAGGACGGTAAGACCACAGCGACCGAAGTGGCTATGGTGGATGGCAAGTATTCAGCGTTCAACTTGAAGTACGGTGATTTTATTGCCAATGTCAATGCTGCGAACAATTATATACAGGGCAAGCTTAACGAATCCATCAAGGAAATATCAAAGAATATAGGAGATATATCCTATCTGACGAAAGCACTTAAGGAATATACCAATATTGAGGGTGGTCTTATTCAATCCTCATTGTTAGCTTTAGGATACACCTCGGAAAGCGGTTTCAAGATAATGAGCGGTACGAACGGTGTATACCAATCCGACAAGCGTGGCGGAGGTATTGCTTCCTGGTGGGGAGGTTCCATGCTGGACAAATTCGATTACCCGGAAAGCAGCGTGCCGGAAAACGTTGCCAAAGGTCTTGTGCGCTTTGACGGTACGGGTTACTTTGCCAACGGTGCACTTTGGTGGGAAGAAGATGGTACACTCCATGCAGACCCGTTGTCATTCTTTGTCGGTGAGGAAACGGTCGGTGTATTACTGTCGGCATTTAAGTTCTTGCGCTCGGCAGAATTCAAATATATATTGGAACCTCAATATCCGTTCACTCATATAAAAGCCATCAATTCTGTCCAAATCGGTAATGCCTTGCTGAAATATGACGCAGCCAATAATGCCGTATATGTAGAGAAGGATGATGGGTCTATGGTTAATTTCTACGCTACGGGTGACCTTGCTGCGTTCGGTTCGACAACCGGTGGTGGAAGTGGTGCAACCTCATTGCGTATGCTTGACGATGTAGACCTGGTTACTCCTCTATCGGAAGGACAGGTATTGACGTACGACTCGGTTAAAAACAAGTGGACGAACAAAAAAGGCGGTGGCGGTTTGGATATAGACGCCATGTGGGATGAGCTTGCCAAGTCTGACACGTCCAAGAGAATTCATTTTTCCCACATACCGGACTTGGGCAGTGTATATGCCAAGCAGGTAAAGCTGGGCGCGACTCCTTACAATGTATCCAATGGGGTGATATCTCTTCCTGCGTACCCGACCGCTCTGAGAAGTCCTAATGCGCTTACCATAAGTCTTAACGGGAAATCACAAGGGGGTTATGACGGAAGTTCGGCTAAGAGTATCAACATAACACCTTCGAGCATCGGTGCGGCACTATCCTCCGACTTATCCAAGTATGTATTGAAGTCGGGTGATACGATAACAGGCAATTTGGCAGTTAATGGTGAGATTGATTGTAACGTCATTGGTGAAAATGTTAATGATGCTCACGATGGGGATAGTCCTTGGTATGGAATCAGATTCACCGGCGGTGCAAGCGGAATGGATATATCAGGATATTATGGTATTGGATTCTACACCAGTAACGGCAGAATGATATACTTGGGTAATAATCAGTCGCACATAGTTAATCTGTATGCAGAAGGTAATGCTAATACCGATTCTTCCTTTGCGTCCAGCATGACAGACCGTTGGCAATTACAATGGCCGATATACTTCAACCCGGACAATGCCGTATTCAGGGCTAACCAATTATCCTTGATGATGCACGACTCCTGTAGACCGATTCTTAGCTGGAAGGATACACTGGACGGTGCTGGATGGCAGACAAGATACACCATCGGTACGTATCGACCTAATTACGACACATGGGGAACCATGCTGATAGCAGTGTCGAATGATGATGGAGGGAACAGCCCGGGGATTAGGTTGGAACTCGAGGCTTCTAATAACAGGGCGGTTGTCCAGGGTTCGTTCCTTGCAAGCGGTGAGATTACCGCTTATTCGGACGCCCGCTTAAAATCAAGTATAAAACCGCTACGGAACAGAGGGTTCATCACCCCTGTCAGTTATATCAAGGATGGAAAGGAAAGTATAGGGTTTATCGCACAGGATATGATAGAATTGTATCCTGAGCTGGTGTCTAAAGGCAGTTCGAAAGAACACTACCTGTCCGTGAACTATGCCCAATATACGGCAGTATTGCAGGCTCAGATAATTGAGCTGCACAAAGAAATTGATGATTTGAAACGTAAATTTATAAATTAAAAACTATGGTTACATTATTGATTATTTCGATTATTCTGTTTGTATCCTATATCGGATATACAGTCGGGATGTATGGCATCCCTGCAAGTATCAGTGACACATACTATCGGCTTGGAAAGAGGGGTTGGCTGTTCACGCTCTTCTGTCTTGCCGAATCTTCCCTGCTGATTGCATCGTTCATCGAAGCCAGCAAGGAAGAATACCAATTCCTGGCGTTCATCGCAAGTGCATCATTGGCATTTGTCGGCTCGGCTCCCTTGTTCAAGGAGGACTATAACCGCAATATCCATTATGTAAGCGCGGGAATCTGCGCGCTTGCCTCTCTTGTATGGCAAGTGTTGATGAGTTTTTGGTACGTCCCTCTTATAACCTTCCTTGGCGGTGTAATCGTATTGGCATGCCTTAAGTTCAGGAAGCCTGTGTTTTGGATGGAGATGTGTGCCTTTATCTCGACTTATATAACCCTGTTACTGCTCTACTGATATGGCTAATTCGAATAACGTAATTACGTCTCCTGTCAATCTGAGGAGTGACGTTGCTTCCGTTCTTGGAACGTCTGCAGCGAATGTGAGCGGGTTATGCACGAGCCATGAGATTAATATGTGGTCAAGATGTAAGCCTGTCCATATTGCTTCTGCTGCTCCTGACAGGAGCATGCCGTCTGACGGTGAAGGGGCGTGGTGGAAAGGCTCGATGAAGAATTGCGGCATTAAGCCGCCCCCTGTAGCGTCTTATGAGGAAATCCCCAAGCTGTATACGGAAGACAAGATGAACGGATATACCTATGAGAGACCTTGGGGCGGAAGTGGGAGCCCGTACAGGTTGGCTGATTTTCTGTTATACAAGCATAATGCATGGGCACCCATATTCGCTTTTCAGTGCGATTCCAAGGTATCCCAATCCGGAACCATATCATGTTCGGTTGGAATCAACATTACCGATGTGGACAAATCAGGTCCCGGCTCTATAACGTTGTCCGATATAGATTTCGGAACTAACCTTGAAACATGGTGGTTTGGGGCGATGTTGGTTGACTCGTCCAACAGAATCGTAAGGAAACTGGCGAACGTGAAGCCGGGTGTGTCATTGGAAATGCCTGCCAGGGGTCTGACACTAGGTCAATATTATGATGTATATCCATTTCTATGCATGAATAAGATTGATAGCATCTATGACTTGGATTCGGTTAACTTGTTCCTGCCCGTTATGAACTGCTCTCCCGGCAGGGTTAAGTATGTATCGGAAGAAGAAGCGGGTGGTTTGGTAATCAATCTGAATGCAGAGTATGTGACGCATCCAACGACAGGTCTGAATACGGCTGTCAAGTGGGAACTCAAGTTAAAGGCTACCAATGGCAATATGACACTTCGCAACAATTGGATTAGTCTGCGATTCATAACGAGTGACGTGATCGACCCGTTCCAGGCAGGTGAGCAGCAAAAATCTTTAGGAGACAAGGATTTGACTCTGGACAATCCGGTTGTGATATCGGGTCAATTTGATTTGATGGATTTCTTGCAAGAGTACTATGTATATGTTACACTATCCAACGGAAAGTACACGAAGAAGGCTTATCCTTTGGCTTTGAACCCTAACCCATAATATACTAATCATTAAATTATACAGATATGGAACTGATACGAAAAAAAGAAAGTATTACAAGGCTTTATGAAAACGGTGAGGTCTCAAACAACACAACAAATGATATCCAATATATCGTATTGGATGGAGATGCTTATGTCGGCACAGCCTCTATCATGCCCACAGGGTTTACCATGACAGTAGGCATGAAAGCTCCCATCGAAGATATAGAGAGTATGCTTAGAAGCATATTGTCTTCCATCCCCAAGGAAGGAGGTGCAAAATGAAAATCAACGAGATCATCAGAAAAATGAGTTTTTTGCAACTCGTGCCGCTGAAATCGGATGAGGGTGCGCCGCTTGCCAATAAAACGAAGGTGAAGATTATCTTGAACCTCGTAGCCTACGAAAGGGCAATGGAGAGCTTTAACGAGGATATGCGCGGTATCTATGCCAAGCTGAAGCCCGAAGGTTATGATGCCCAAGCCTTCCCCCGCGTGAATGAGCTGGAGAAGAAAGAAAACATAAGCAGCGAAGAAAAACGAGAGCTTGAGTCGATTAAGCAGAGTGAGGAATACCTCTCTTATGTTGATATGAAAAAAACATTGATGCGCGAGTTTGAAGAGGTAAGAGAATGCGCTTCGGCAGACAATGACTATACAGTCAGCGAAAGGGCACTCACAGACGATGATTTGGTTTCCATTGCGGAAGTTATCCCTTCGGATAAGGAGTTTGCAATCGGCAGGAATGAAGATGGGGAAATCAAGGTTAATGGCATCACCGTGTTGGCGGAGATTGGCAGAATGTTTATAGTGTAAAACAAATAATTATGGCAGGAAAAACGATTAACGAGCTTGACGCACGGACAACACTGAACGGTAAGGAGAACATACCCTTTCAGGAAGGGAATACAAACGGAAGATTATCTACCGATGCGTTGAAAATATACGTGGCACCTGATTTAACAGCTTATCAGAAAACCGTAGACGCTGATAAGAAGTATCTGTCTGCCGAAGCTATTGACGATGTAACATCAATATTATAGTTATGAGAATAAATTATCAGTCCGATTTTAAAATCATAGAGAAAAACCTGAATGGAGACCTGAAAACTCCTTTCCGGTTTACTTATCAGACAGCATTGTCGAAACCCGTTGTAGCCTCTTTCGATGGGCACGAATACAAGAACTGTCGCAGGCTGGATGATGGCAGCCTGCTGGTTGTGTTTGATAATCATGGCATGCGTCCGGGCAACCTGACGGTCAGACGCGAGTATTACCTTACTGATGCTGATTTTGCTGATGGTATCTGTAACCTTGTATCCATGGAGTTTACAGGCATCGTTCTTGTCAATGGCAAGTCTGATGACAGTACAGGTACAATTGACGTTTATCCTAACTATCAGAAAGGCGATAAGGGAGACCCAATGACATGGGAATCCATGACAGAGGAGCAGCGTACCGAATTAAAGGACTCTGTGGTAAAGGATGTGCAGAATGAGATGCTTTCTTCCTTTCCTATTTCTGATAAAGAATACGAAGATGTATTGAGTGGTTTCCTTTTATCGGGAACCGATAAAAATATATTTACGAAATTAAAATAAGAATTATATGGCTAAAATTCATAAACTTACCAAAGAGGGTCAGACCATTTACCCTGCTACAACCACTGATGCGGTGGTACATCCGACTACGCGTAAAAACCTTACGGAAGAGCTAACCGAATTAGAAAATTATAATGGGCTGGATTCCCCTCATTGGGGAGTTGCTGTTCAAGAAGATTTCAGTAAAGTTGGAATGTTTCTCCTAAATGGAGAATTTAGCGGCAATAATCATTATGAAACAAAATTATATTCTCTTAAATCCTTTAAAAAAGGAGTTGCTTCTATTCAAGAATATGGAAGTGGCTACTACTCTATTGGTATTTCAGATTCTAATTTTAAAATGATTAAGCCTATAATGAGGGTTAATTCTATGGATCCTAAAAACGTTCTATATAGTTTTATCTCTAATGATTCGGAATATTATCTTTTTGCTACAAGTCGTATAAATACTGGAGGAAAAGAACCGGAGTTATATACTGAATCTTCAGGTGTAAATAAAATACAAGAAATAACAAAATCAATTAAGTCATTAAATTCAAGTTTAATAGTTTCTAAAGAGACAAAACTAAGTTCAAAAAAATCTCTTGATGGATATTTTACAATGGATAATAAATTTCTAACCGGTCAATATACGACAGAGTTTTATCCATTAGAAGATTGTAATTATATTCTAAAAGGCATAGATTATGGTACAGGATTGGTAACGTATGGGTATTCTAAAGCAATGAGTTCTTCTGTAGAAGATATATTATTAAAATTCCCAATGAATTCTCCAACACAAGAACCTATAACGTTTAGATTGAATAAAGATGATCATCCTAAGGATGCAAAATTTATTTTTGTAACAAAAAGAAAAAATTCAGAAAAAGATCTTTTTAGGGTATCAGACACCTACATAAGCGATATGTTATTTGAAGCTGATTTTACTAAAATGACAGAATCTATATCCTATGCTGGGTATATTCTCCATGAAGAGTGGCTCGAAAATAACTCTTATACAACTTTTTATTACCCATTAGACAAGTCTTTAGATTATAAAATTATAGGTGAAGAATATGGTTCTGGTATTCCGAGCTATGGTTTTGCAACAAATACTAATAAAGAAAAAGATAGTATAATTAAATTTATTGAAATGAATGCCGGCTCTGGAGTTGTACCTTTCGATGTTGTAATAAAGAAAGAAGATATTCCTTTAGAAGCCAATTATATTTTTGTGGTTTCAAGAAATAGTAATCCCAAATATCTGTATGAAGGACTGAAAAAATTTATTCCCGAATTAAATAAAGAAAAAATAAATTTATTAGAAACCCTCCTCCCCTCCGGTACTTTTAGAGCAAGAGTTATTGAATATACAGATAAGGTTGTTGGAAAAGAATATACTGACAACAATGTTAATAGAACTTTTAATCTGTTACAGGTTATAAGAAAGTATAATACTACGCATGATATAATGGTATGTCTTGGGTTGAATGGCCCTAATGGAATGTTTGGTATTCGTGGATGGAGATTACTTTCCAATCAAAACAGAACATTATCAAAATTTCCACAAGATACGTCATTTACAGAAATGAGTGAGACTATAGGGCCATGGAAAATAAAATCTGTAAGCAATGCAGTAGGAGATAGCGGTCAAGACTTTGTAGGAGGATTTCATGCTTTAATTAATCCCGATACAGATAGTAATTATCCATCCGCAAAAAATTTAGGATACATTATTTATGCTGATAACAAGGAATTATCTGTGGGAGAAGAAGTTTTTTGTAATAGTATAACAGCAATTTCTTCTGTTAATATATGCTCAAGCAACACTTTTGACAAACAAACAAATACGGCAAGAGAAGTTCTTAATTATCAAGATACTTATCAAATGCAAGGAGATAAAATATATGTATTTGCCAAATTTAAAGCACTAGAAGATATTACCATAAATTTACATTATGGGCTTCAAACTGATGTGTTTAATCCTATTATTGGCTATTTGACTGATAATGGAGTAATTGAAACAAATACAAGCATAGATTATACTAAAAAAGAAATTACACAAATACCTTATTTAGTTTATGCTAAAAAAAACGATGGAAACACTTTGTTCTGCAAGATGTATGATCAAGGTGCTATGACTGGGGATAGAGCGAACGGTGTTAAAGCTTTCCAAATAAGTTATGGCGCAGGAAATACTAAAACTTATCACTATGTATATGGAAATGGTAAAATAGGAAACCTGAAAAAAGGTGATTCAAATTACTATACTGGATGGTTTTGCATTTCTGATAAAGATTTTGCAATTGTAGACTAAACTTCAAAAATTCCCTGCATACCTTCTCAGGCGGGCAGGGAATCAAGATTAGCTTCGAGTTCCGGTTAACAAGGTTTTGCAAATATAACATTAAAAATTAATCCGACAAATGATTAGTGCAATAGTTAGAGATGGCATCGATAAGAGCGTAGCCGGAGGATTGGCAGGAATAGCTACCGCATTCGTTCAGGAGAGTATAGAACACATGATTCCGTGGCTGATAGTGTCTGCTGCCGTGATTATATGTGATTTAGCCTGCGGGCTGAGAAAGAGTATCATAATGGGCGAACAGGTCCGGTTCAGTCGGGCGGTAAGGCGAACCATGGGCAAGATGGTTACATACTTCAGCTTTGTTTTCATGGTGGTTATGATAAACAAGGCATCGGGCAGCCGTTACGACATTGATATGTATTCCTGCCTGATGGTATGTTTCTTGGAAATGTGCTCGATTATCAGCAACATACTTAAACCGAAGGGAATCGAGCTGAATATTGTCGAAGCGTTCAGGCTGATTTTCGGCAAGACATTAAAGGTTGACAAAGAAGATATTAAAGAAGTAATTAAGGAGGAAAAGAAATGAAATTAAGAGTAGAAAGATTATGGAAGAAACCCGCTTATACGGTGGGCAGACTGTTCGTAGACGGAAAGTTTTTCTGTAACACACTGGAAGACACCGTCCGCGATTTGAGCAATGAAAAGAAGGTATATGGCAAAACCGCCATCCCTTACGGAGAATATAAAGTGGTATATAATTGGTCTCCCAAGTTTGGCAGAAACCTGCCACGATTGCTTAACGTCCCTGCCTTTGAAGGCATCTTGATACATCCGGGGAATACTGCCGATGACTCTGCCGGCTGCATACTTGTCGGAAGGAATACGGAAGTCGGTCGATTGACCGAATCCCGATATACCTCCGATAAGCTCAATGTGCTGATAGAGGATGCGCAGAGAGGGGGAGAAAGCATTACAATTGAAATTGTATAGAGCAGCTTGGCAGGGTTGCAAGTTAAAACCAAGTTGAAATGAAATGGCTTCCTTACATATTACTGATTGTACTCGCTTTCGGTTTAGGATGGTTCGCAAAGCCATCCCCCGAAGCAGTTATAGAGGCAAGAACGGATACGGTATTCAGTTCAAGCCTTGTGGTAAGAAGGGATACGGTTCCCTACTACCTTCCTACTCCTTTGATTTGCTGGCACACGGGCGATACTATCCATGTAGGTGATACGGTACTCTCTGTCGAGCAGAAGATATACCGGGACAGTAACTATACGGCTTATGTCAGCGGTTATAACCCGAACTTGGACAGTTTGAAGGTATATCCTAAGACTGTCACGGTTACTAATGATATCTATCATGTGATGAAAATAAAACCTCGTAGATGGGGTATGTCAATCACTGCCGGCTATGGATTTGGCAAGGATGGGCTATCACCGGCTGTCGTGGTTGGATTAAGTTATAGAATTTGGTAAAATGTATAATATGGACGATATTCAGATTTTCAAGAATGAGGTTTTTGGCGAAGTGAGAGTAGCCGGGACCAGTGAAGAGCCTTTGTTTTGTGCAAAAGACGTAGCAACTGCATTGGGGTATTCTGATACAGCTGATGCGATACAAAGGCATTGCAAATCAGGCAAAAAGGTGTTTTGCCCACATAAAAACGGAATGGGTGGAACTAATATGGTATATATTCCGGAAAAGGATGTATATAGGTTAATTATGAGAAGCAATCTTCCTAATGCCGAACAGTTCCAGGATTGGGTATGTGATGAAGTCCTTCCTTCTATCCGCAAACATGGCGGTTATCTTACACCAGACAAGATAGAAGAGGTATTGAGCAATCCGGATACCATTATACGTTTGGCGATGCAACTCAAGGATGAGCAATCCAAGAGAAGGGATGCAGAGCAGCATATAGCCATCCTGACCCATACGAACAAAACCTATACGGCTACGGAAGTCGCAAAAGAAATAGGTATGCGTTCGGCTGCTGAGTTGAACAGATGGCTTGAGAGTGAGAAAGTACAGTATAAGGTAAACGGAACATGGGTGCCTTGTGCCGGTTATGCGAATTTGGCGTGGTTCGAAATCAAGCAGGAAGAGCTGGACAGCGGACGTATAATTTATCATAGGAAGATAACCGGTATTGGCCGTGACGGAATTATTAATCTTTATCAGAAGGGAGGGTGAGATGAAATAATACATCATATCGGGAATTATTCTCACAATACTACGAGTAGAAGCGTAGTAAAAACAAAAGCAGTTCTTTCGGGGGCTAAGAATTAAAAAAAAGCCCCCAACATACATCATATTAATATTGCCACATAAAAACATGATAAAGCATAAGATACCTGATGTTGGGGGCTAATATCTTCAACATAAATATCTTATGCTTTGTTCATCAAAATCTCATGTTTTATGTGGCGAGGCAAAGATAAGCATAAAAATTAGAAAAAACTATGTGCAAATCAGAAATCTTTGCCAAGATAATTAATATTGTTTCAAAAGAAACCGAAGTGCCTGTAGACCAAATATTATCCTCTGATAAAAACATGGAAACAGTGGATGCCCGGTATCTTCTTGTGTCTCTCCTGTCTGAAAGCGGCATGTACCCTTCACAAATAGCCGTTCATATCCACAAAACCAAACGTGCTGTCAACTACATGATATCAAATTTCTATGAGAGGATGGAAAGTGGGAAAATGTTGAGAATATATTGGGATAATATAAAGAAATCATTGGGAAACAACTGATTTTACATAAGTTACAACATATGTACTTTTGCATACGGTCAATTTTGACCGGGATACAAAATACAAATACTTATGGAAAGAACTTATGTTTTTAATTCAGACGGAGGCAATGGAGGTTCAGGCGGTAGCAAGCTTGACATTACCGCCATGCTTCCCGGAATGTTTGGGAACAAGGGGATAGACCCTAACCTGCTTGCCTTGATGAATAACGGCAACGGCTTTGGAGGACAGGACGGATGGTGGAGCATTATCTGGCTTGTTGTGATAGCAAGTATCTTTGGATGGAACGGCAACGGTGGCGGTTTGTTCGGTGGACGTGGAGGAAACGGAGCTAACGGACTTCCGGCAGAATTGGCAGGAAACGCAGGACGCGAATTGTTGATGCAAGCTATTCAGGGTAACGGTAATGCTATCTCTCAATTGGCTTCTTCATTCAACTGCTCTACCCAACAGGTTCAGACAGCATTGTGCAATGTTCAGAATAGCATTACACAAGTAGGTAATCAGGTGGGATTGTCAACCAACCAGATTATTAATGCTATGCAGTCAGGCAACCAGTCTATCCTTACTCAACTTGCCGATTGTTGCTGCAAAACGCAAACAGCTATTGAAAGACAAGGCTATGAAGGACGTTTGCAGAATTGCGAATCAATGAATGCCCTTACCAATACAATGAACAACAATGCGTTGTCATTGCGTGACGGGGCTACTGCAAATACGAATGCTATCCTTGCCAAACTTGATGCAATTCAAAATCAGGCATTGCAGGACAAGATTGCATCTCTTACTGCGGAAAAGGCTACTTTAACAGCCGAAATATCCCAGCGTAATCAGAACGCCACTATCCTGAGTGCAGTAGGACAACAGATTGCTCCTTTGGCAGCCGGATTGCAGGCATTACAAGGAGACGTAGATAAAATCAAATGCAAGCTCCCCAATACTGTGAGTGTTCAATACCCCAATTTAACCGCTATTAATACAGATTGTTTCCGCGCAGCCGCCTACGGTGCATATATGGGTGACGCTGTATACGGACGTAGTGGATGTGGTTTCAACAACTACTGGGGTTAATCCGGTAAGAAAGGAGGTAGATATGTGGCCTAACTTTTTTACAGGATTCCCATCCCTATTCCCATCAATCGGAAGAACAAATTTCAACACTCTTCCTACGGTGGCTGTGACCGTCGGCACGGAGAATGTTACTTTGGAACTTCCTAACCACGCATTCCGTAACAGGGATTATGTTGGAGGGTTCTATATCAGCCTCCGTCAGGCTATACCTGCCGGCACGACTGCAACTCTTCCGATACTGATAGGGACTAATGGGGACACAAGACCGTTGATGGCTTATAACAATGAGCCTGTGACTGTTGAAAACTTAGCCGGAACAGGCATCTATGAAATTCACTATAACAAGTACACCAACGAATTGTATCTTGTTAATGGTGGATACAGACCGACAGCGGCTCCGGCTCCTACAGCAGAAACAGCTTCTTTAAGGAGCAAGTAATAATTAACATGGAGTTTTGTGGTGATTTCCAAAATGGGAATAGCCACACTCCTTTAAAATCAAACAATCATGTTTCAAAACTTACGAGTAAACAGTACATTATATCTTCTTCATAGAGGTGCAAATCCAAGTTTGGAATGTGGGCAGGTCGTTAATGTAAGCCCCATAAAAACCATATATAAGACTGTTCCCAACATGCCTTATCCACAGCCGGTACAGGTTATTGATTTTGTCGTGAATATAAACGGACAGAATGTCAATTTGCAAGAGATACCGGCTAATGCCAATATTGCCGATGATATTAAGACAGGAATGCTGATTACAGGGTCAAGAGACGAAATGAATACTGAGGTCCTTACCATGAAGCAGAAAAGTGAGGATGTCCTAAAAAGTGTGGAATATCATCAGAACTTTCTTAGGGTATGTGACCAAATGCTTGCCATGCTGAACCCTGAATTTGCAGCCAAGCAACAGCAGGAGCAGGAAATATCCGCATTGAAAGGGCAAATGTCCAATATGGATAAGAACATGCAGGAAATGAGCAAAAATATGGCTGATCTCATTGCACAGAATCAGAAGTTAATGGAACAGCTCGGAGTGGTTGAAGCATCTAAAAACAAGAAATGATTATGGGAATGTGGGAAATATTAGAAGAAGGGCGTGACGATTACGGACGCGGCTTCGGTATGAGAGGTGACGAAGTGGAGGAAGCCTACAAGGAAGGCTGCCGCAAAGGTTACGAAAAAGCCATGAGAGAGATGCGCGGAGAGATGGGTTTCCGTGATGGTGGGAGAAGTTATTCAGGTGGTGGAAGCTCATCCGGCATGGATGAACGCAGATACCCCGGATACTTTCCTGAATATCCGCGTATGGATGAAATGGGCGAACGCAGACGCAGACACTCTAACGGTGAATTCTATTAATAACAGGAGGGGTGAAACGCCCCTCTTTTTAAATTAAGGCTATGGAACAAAGATTAGATACATATAGCAAATTCCCATCAGGAATGCAAGAATACCTGGAATCATACGGATTCCATTTCAGTAAAAAACTTTACGAATGGGCTGTTTCAAAAATGAAAGTGAAAGACGAGGCAACAGGCAAGGAAAAGAAACTTGACCCTTGGAGTAAAGATGAGGTGGACGATATGCTCAAAGCAAACGGAATTACCATCGAACACGACAAAGGATATGACGTTGCCTATGTTGCAAATATGTTGAAAGCAGATTTTTTCAAAAAATCATTGGTTGACGAAGCACATTTGTGCAAACACATAAAGTGCTACCTTGATGATATTGATGGGGACCCTTGCAGGGCGTTTGATGAATTCTTTGCCACCTGCATCGGTAAAGGAGTTCCTGTAATTTGGTCTGATGTTATATGATTGTTCAGGAGTTCTACATACCGAAATATGGGGATTGGCACGTCAAGGTGTATTATGCGGTACACACTTATTGGGCTAAGGAAATCATTACCGACCTGTACCGTATAGGATGCAGGGGGGATTCCCTCAAACGTGCGTATCGCAACCTGACGGAAGGCAGGATGAATACCGGACTTACCTATTCGGACTACAGGAGAAGAGAGACGGTAATGGTGCTCTCTTTGACTTCTACCCCCGAACAGTTCCAAAATTCGTGGGACCACGAAAAAGGTCATTTATGCCGGCATATCTCCAAGGCTTTCGGAATTGACCCTTATGGAGAGGAAGCACAATATCTCAGCGGATATGTCGGTCAGAAGATGTTTCCTGTTGCCAAGAAATTCTTGTGTGAACATTGCAGAAAGGGAATGGAAAAATAATAATCGAACAGAAGCGTTCTTTGACTTGTTGAAATTACCGCTAAATTTAAAGTGTTAATAGCCATCTTTGGTATTGTCATATGTTTCTGAAAGTAGGAAGAAAAAAAGAGTTAGAAAGACTGATGATACTAAAATAAAAGAATTTGATGATATGGAAAGTTTGACATCTTTTCTGGCTACAATTTGACAAGAATGTATTTCTAGGCATATCTATTGAAAAATATTCACCGAAAACTTAAAAGGCAAATATCAATAAAGTCTTGTTGATTCAAAATAAATCAGAGCGGTAATTCCCAACGGTTTTACCGCTTTTTTTATGTTAACATAATATGAAAGATGATAAGTTGAACATATTGCTTGAGCAATCGGATGATATTCCTCATTGGGTATTCTGCCAACTGCTAGCCATGATACAATGGAACGTTTAGAGAGGTGGATTTGTAAAATGATTCCCTTTGTCGTTTTGATGAAGGTGGCTTTGTTGTGCGGCTAATTGAAGTTTATGGGATATTTGGGATGAACTACCTATCATTTGATTGTCCATAGCTTGTTAGTGTGAAGAAAAGAGGACCACCCGATTAAGAATGATCCCTCCCCCAAAAAAATGGTTACTTTATAAGGACTCGCATTTGAAAACCCCTAAATCTTCAGTTTAGCGGTAGTTCACAAAGTGAATGCTGCTACTGCCCGCACCCTGTAACTGTAGCACTTGTCGCCGTTGCTCGTCTGCCCACTGAAGAAGTGTACGTACCAACTGAGGCTGAGACTGTATTCTGTACTGGACCAATACCATGTGGAGGATAACGGTTCTTTGCCTATGTACCTCAGCACATCGTTTATATTATCTTGATAATGAGCCATTAAATTAAGCTGTCCTAATGATGGGATATATTCGTCATCTTTCAGCAGATTAGACAGTTTAGGATTTCGCTCAATCAGTTGAGCAGTGTTACGCTGTCCATTCATATCAAATAGTGCATCACATTCACGCCCATAATAGATTTGATTTCCAAATTCCTCTCGGCTGTCATTGTCAAGCAGCTGAACATCCTTATGCTCCGTCAACGAGATGGCAAACGATACGTCTTTGTGCTTTAATCCGATGTATCGTACACAATCTTTGAAGTTATCGCCGGTAAACGGTTCTGCATGTCCGTCTTCGTAGATTAGATACAAGCCGTTGGTCCAGTCTGCCATGTCTTCTTTAGTCGGCATCATAACCGATTGGCGTAAATTTTCAATGGTGAGCTTCATCGTCTTATTGTTTTTAAATTGTTGCTCAATACTTTTCCCATTTTTGTTTTCTCTCAATTCATTGTATCTCATCTTCTGATTGATGTGCCATGTGAGGTCTATGTCCAAATGGTTGGCAAGCCCGAAAATAGCCAATAGCATGCCATTTAATTGCTTTTCTAATGGATAGTCATATTCATACGCATATCTGATGGGAATTGTGGATATAGCGTATATACTTTCTGTAAAGGTCTCATCCTCGCAACTTTCCTCTGCCTCATATAACATTTCTTCCGTAAAATCCTCGATGTCTATCTTACGCAATCCGCACAAATCAAGCAGGCGTATAGCTGCATCGGCAAGTTCGTCTTCCACACGGTCTTTGATATATGCTTCAAAGTTTTCCGCAAAATACTTATTTTGATAATGAAAAGTCCGTTCGTCAAATATTGTACCTTTTTTATCGACTGGAACTTTTGCAAATCGCTTTTTCCTATCTGCTTCCACAGCTTCCATAAGTTCGTATATAACTAAACAAAGGCAGTGTTTATTACTCAATTCCTCATCGTGAAAACCGTGTTCACAAGCGGTTTTATAAGTGCGATCGCGCAATTCGTTTAAATTAATATTGTTCATTTCCTTATTCCTAATTTGATTTCTTCATCCTTGATTATTCTCCAATCTTATCGGCTTCCTCATACCGTTCCTTATTTATCCACATCTTTGCAGTTCCAAGAGCTGGGTGATGTAAACAATGTCGTTACGATATGGCACATGACGGACGCATTTTTCTATCTCATCAAACCTATTCTCCATGCGTCTGTGACACTTGCTTACCAAAATTAAGGTAAAAATGCCAAAGTACAAAAATTTAATGGGGCAAGTACGGATTTAAATATTAATTCTGCTGTTTCCATACTTATTTAATCATAATCAATAGCTTTGCAGCCCAATAGAATATCACGCAATATAACACATATCCGAGTAATCTTTCGCAAGTTTGCGAAGGTTCTAATCCTGTAATAAAGTCCCACATATTATACTCATATACACAAATTAGATATGATATGATGGCAGATGCCAATACATATGTGAATTTTCTCATAATCATATAAGTTTTAATGCTTCCTGTAATCCTGCCTCAAGTGCTTCTTCGTAGGTATTATAACGGATAATAGGTCTGTCAGACAATCCTATCAAGTCATGCCTCGGAATTGTCAGTATATCATACGTCCAATAGTTTTCATACATATAGGATATTTCTACATGTAGGTTCTTGGTTTCACGCAGCCACTTTTGGGCGATATACAATGTTGGACACAAAAATTCAACAGGTTCGTCATCTATTTCCGTACAACACGACATACTTTGCGGAAGGTCATATTTTGTAATAACCTTATTACGGTCTATTAGGTGTTCACACTTCCAATTGAAGCCCTTATCTTTCAGCAGCTTCGCAGTATCTAATGTCACAAGTTCTTCGGTCATAGTTATTTACTTTCTATTATTATACACCCAAATAACACCCCTAAATATTTCATCCCAAGTTCGGAAACATAGTACCCGATTTGTTTTTCAATCTCAAACTCTCGCTTTTCTGCATATCCGATAGATACCAATTCCTCCCAGTCCTTATCGGAGTTACTTACTACAAATCTATTACGATAAGCCTCATATCTATTTCTTTTTATTTTCTCACGGCTAAATCCGATAGCATGTTCCATTTTTTCTATTTGCCGGAGTGATAGTTTTATATCATTCATAATCTTTTATTTTAGGTATTTCTACACCATACATATCGGCTAACTTCTGGAATTGTTTTTTCACAAACGGAGCTTCTTCCAAAGCCTCTAATACTTCTGTTTTTAAATAGGTTCCCTCAACAAAAAACACAGTCTTACTGCCATAACGATACAGAGCCACCATCCCATTTATCCACCTTAAAATCCAATCTTGCGCTGCGGAAATACGATGGTTGTATTTCTCTTCCGCAAGCATCACATATTATCGTTATTTTTTTCATATCTGTTCCAGTTATTAGTTATTCTTTGAAATCCAGTTATCAGTATCACAGTGAAAGCAATATCCACTTTTAGGATGTTCCGCACCGTCTTTAGCTCCACAAGTTCCACAATAATACTCCTTATCATATTCCGGGGAAAGACCTTTATTCCGTTCTTTGACGACTGCTTTTCTTTCTTCAAGCATCATCATTTTATCGGGATTACGACTCAAATAAAACTTTCTGACTTTATGTATTTGCTTTTCAAATAGTTCGTCAGATTCAGCTATCTGCCTTGCTGTATATTTGCTCATTTATATCTTGTTACAAGTTAAAATATTTTCCTTTTTTTGCGTCTACGTTGAAAATCCAACATAGATTTTTTCCTGTCATTAATAGCACGTGACATTTTAATAATCATATATATTGTCACAATAAATACAATGACAGATAAAATACCTCCGACAATTATATATGTACGTACTAATCCCGTCAATCCGGATTGATTCAAATAGTCAATAAGTTCTTTCATAATCAATCTCCTTTCTCTTTAATCCGCTCCAATACATCCTTGTTGGTTCAATAGCTCACTAATGTTATCTATGACTTCCCCATCTGTCAACGTATCATCCAGGATGATAGATTTAATTTGATTTGAAAGCCATGATGTGCCATTTTCAAAACTAAGAGCAATCATGTCTTTAATATCGGAAACGCCATTCGGAATTCTGTTTGTCCCGAATGAATCAATTACTGATTCTGCATATTCTTTTGCTGCTTCTTCTAACTTCTGTTTCATAATTTACGCTAATTCAATTATAACCTTTTTAAAATTAACATATAAAGGCATTTCTGACATGCCCCCATTGTAATCCAACTGTCTTAAAGAGGGAACAACCTCTCCGTTATCATCAATCTCATAATCTGCAATATAGGCTAACTTCTTCACTTCGGGGACCAATATCCTTTCATTGTTCAAAGGAGAAAACCTTTCATGAGCCGGGACCGTTATACAGATCTTGCTTCCAACAGGAAGTCCTTGGTTGGATTCAATGTATTCCTTTTCCAACTGCTCCTTTTCGCAATTCAATTCTTTTAGCGTTAAATCGATGGCATCTCTTTTGCTCAGAAATTCTTCCTTATTCATATTTTTGTTTTACTTTATTGATTAAAATTTCTCTTCGAATAATTTCTTGTGCATCGAATTTAAACAGCCCTTTCCTTTGCTCGCGAAAATCTGCAATAGAGACTTCATTGATATAGTAATAGAATGCCTCATGACCGTTTTCAAAATTGCGAGCAAGGAAACCATTCGGATGAGCGCTCATATACCTCTCAACGGCTACTATCATTCTACGAGCATAGCCGGGGAACATTTTAAATTCTAGCTGCATTTGCCTAGAATTGCAGAGCGGGCAACCTACGCAACCATGTCGAGAAAGGTTATATGGAGCATCGTAATATTTCGAATATGGCAAACCACGCTCTCTAATGTAATTCCAAACATCTTCTTCTGTCCATGTGAGGATAGGAAGAATATGCTTTGCGCCTTTCATCCATTTTCTTGTATCACACTGCTCCGGCTCATAATCTTTTCGATTCCTACTTTCGGCAGCTCTCATCCCTTCAATACTTCGCTTACCAATTCCATATCGCTCTTTCAGTTCCTCGCAGCAGAACCGACGTAAACGAGATGGAAAACCTTTTTCCTCAATCAGCTTAAAAAAAGATTTCTTTGGATGAATTATCCTCACTTGCGGATAGTTTTTCTTTATAAAGCTAATCGTGCTCGGTGGATCTACTGTGGTGTTGGCGTAAATCGCATTATACTTAATGCCTGCACGCTCAGCAAGGTCAAGTATAACTACACTATCCTTACCTCCGGAGAATCCGAGTGATAGCAGATCGTCACGCTCCATACTACGAAGAAAGTCGATCGCTTGCTGCTCTTTCTTGTTCATTTCTGATCTGTTTTACTCTAATTGTTTATCGAAAATCTTAATACATTCAAATAAATAGTGCGCAATTATAGGTTGTACTGCATTGCCTATACACTCCGTTCTGTCCACCCTATCGGGAAGTTCATTAGACTTTCCAGCAAATCGGGGTGAGGGTATTGACTGTCTTGTTCTCCATCCCGGATATACTCGTGTATATTGCCCCGATAGGTAGGGCTCCCGAAATATCGATTCTTGGATGCTCCTCTTGCCGTTGACTTCACAGGAGTAGGCAATACAATATAATCGCTCCCGACCCTGTTGTATACCAAAGTCGGTGCCTGATAAACATTGCCATTCTGCATCATACCCGATTTCGGAAAGGTCGCATAAGACCCGTTCAAATCCCCGAATAAGGAGCATTGGACTGTTTTCAATGATGATGTATTTAGGTCTAACTTCCCGTATAACTCGGTACATTTCAGTCCATAAGCCACTTCTTTCACCGACAATTCCGACACCTTTTCCAGCAACGCTGATGTCTTGGCAAGGGAATCCACCGCTAATGATGTCAACAAATGTTGGATTTGAATACGTTCTAATATCTCTGTTGATTTCATGGTTTTCTCCAAAATTTTTTTTGATTATACTTGCTTGATAGTCTTCATATTCGCAGCTCCAAAGTGTTTTTTATTCCGGCAAACGCTGCACCCAAGCCGAAACCTTCTATCCCACTAAACAGGGAACCGTGAGTCAATTTACTTTGCTTCATCTCTATTTAGATATTTGATAGCGAGATATCTCATTGTTTAGTTCTGATTTATATCACAGCGTTTGAAGCAATACATAGCTCCTACGCGTTCAGCATCAGAAATCTTTTTTTTCTGACCAATTGAATGTAATTTTCTTTTTCATATTGTTAATTGTATTAATGTTTAATAATTGTTAAATTGTTAGAAATTAAAGATTCTTAATGAATGAAATTTAAGTAAAACTATAAAATTAGATTTTTATTAACACTATTTTCATGGCATATTTCTCTAAACATTAATTGATATTTTGGTTTTATTAAATAATAAGCAAAAGTTTCAATTAAATCAACATCATCGTTTGTTCTACCTTGTATTTTGAAATGATTGATCCCTAAATTTAAATAAGTATTAATCATATCAATTGTTACAACTTGTGGAGCATTTAATATTTCATAAAGATTACCATTACCGCAATAGCTTTCATGAATACATTTAAACGTAATATCATTGTTATTTATATTTAAATTAGATATATGTTCATAATGATTTTTTCTTGATTTACAATTGTTAGGACAAATTGTATTAACAATTATTTCAAGTTTATTACGAGTATGTTCTGGAAATAATGATATAGTTTTCCAGTCATTTATCATATATTCACTTAATACTATACGTTTATATTGATCTGTCTTTTTTATAATAGCTTCAAAATCAAAGCAAGCGGTAGTTGATAATATAAACTGTCCTCTTCTTATACCTTGATTTTCTAGCCATTTTTCAATATATAAATTAGAAAGACAAAAATAAGTATTTTTCTTATCAAATGTTGTTATAATTCGTGATGCATAATCATCTGGAAAGTATTGTTCGTTAGCAAATAGATTACTCATAATGATAGTTGGACATAAATTATGTTCTTTACAAAAATTTTCAACTTCTTTTTCATTGTTGAAATGTCCACTATTTCGTCCGCCATTTGCTACTCCACCATTAGATCCATAAAAAGATGATATAATAAAGTTATCACGAAAAATATATGGATAATTTTCATATAATAAAATAGTTTGTTTTACTATATGAAATTTTTCAAATAGTCCTGGAAGATTAAAATAAACTTTCATAAATTTTTGATAATTTTGAAGTTAATTTTATAAAAAGTAATGGTAATAGGAGGGAGATTCGAACTCCCTTCTCTCTTAAGAGACTTCACTACCACGCAAAGTTTTCCTATTCCAGCTTTTTACGACATTAGCTTAGCCGTTGACTTATCGTATTACGCTGTAACACGAGTATAGTCTGTTACGAAAGATTTGTCATTTCTGACGTCTATTGACCTATTCATTTTCATCTTCGCTGTCAAAACCAGATAGCCCCTTCGTTGTTTCTTTGTTATCGTAGTGAAACGCCACGGTCAGAAAGTTCTATGTCCTGATTTTACAAGATACTTTGCAAAGTAATTTGTGGAGCTAGAGGGAGTCGAACCCTCGTCCAAACGATTCATCTAATGACCTAACAGTCAATATAGTAGTATATAGTTAAATCAATAACTATATACTTAAATATAATAAACTGTAGGTAAGTATAATAAAAATAATAATCGGAAATATACTTATTAAATATAAAGGCAGATGCTTACTCTATATTTAAAGATTTACTTCTATATCTAATAATAGCGTCAATTATTACTTTACTATAGGCTCTAGGCTCGCTTACTCTACAGTTTTAAATAGGCTTTGATTGCATGTATAGTATAGCAAGTGCTCACGCAGAACGGACTCGATTGAACTATAGGCATAAAGCTCTCTATACATATACAATTTGATTTTGTGTACATCTTATTGAATATTCTGATTAATGTAATCCACAATCTTTTCCAATCTACTTAAAGAAAACAAATGATTATTAAGCGTTCGCTTGCCTTCTTTCCATTCGTAAAATAATTGATAATATGGTGGATTGAGTGTCCGGTCAACCTTTATGCGATATTGATTAGTACCATATTCAGTTATAAGATTCTCAATATATTCGTCCGAATTTTCTAAATCAGTAACAAATACCATCTTATCAGTAGTAAGTATCATCTTTTAGTTCCTTTCTAATTTGTTATGCGTCATTTGATAGCTTCATAAAACACATCCATATTGTTTTGCTCTGCCTTCCGGTAGTATGGTCAAACAACGGTTTGAACGGAATAACAGACAAAACTTCCGCAGCTTTTATCTGACTCTCGTTCCATTTGAATACAAGTGTACCGTTAGGCTTCAAGACGCGCATACACTCAGTAAATCCATCGTGTATGAGTGACTGCCAGTCTTTCGGTAGTTTCCCGTACTTCTTAGCCATCCATGAGGTTTCGCCAAGTGTTTTCAAATGTGGCGGATCAAACACCACCATGTAAAAAGAATTGTCCTCAAACGGCAAGTGGGTGAAATCGGCTATTATATCCGGTTTTATCTCTATGGTTCTGATTTTATCCCTGTCCTTGGCAGTTACTACCTCCGATCTCTTATCAACGAATAAGGTAAGAGGATTATGTTTGTCAAACCAAAACATCCTACTGCCACAGCAGGCGTCTAATATGATCTTTGTTCCAGTCATTTTTATATTGTTTTTAATTAATTACTTCCGCTAAACCTCCTTAAGCTGTCCATTGACTAGCATATACCATGTGTCAGCCTTAACCTTCTTCCCGTCAACTTCAAACGCCTTGACCTCCTTAATCGGGTAGGTATCACCGTCCCATTCTCCACGTTCTGTGAGGACTATCCAGCAACCTATAGCTCCCTTCGCCTTACACTCGTATCCGGCAGCAAAAGCAATGCTATCCTTGCCTGTGGCTGATGCTGCACCTTGGTAGCCTGTGGCTGATGCTGCACCTTGGTAGCCTGTGGCTGATGCTGCACCATAGTTGCCTGTGGCTGATGCTGCACCTTGGTAGCCTGTGGCTGATGCTGCACTATAGTCGCCTGTGGCTGATGCTGCACCATAGTTGCCTGTGGCTGACTTACCCTTCTTCCACTTGCATTTTTCAAACGTAAACTTAACGGCTGCGTCTACAATACTCTTAATACTTAGTTCCGCTCCTATGTGGATTTTTGAGCAAGCAATTTTCGTATCATCCGTATCTACGTCCATATCGCCAGTTCCCTCAACCTCGTGAAACTTATTCATACCAACTTCGGCAGGTGGATAGTAACTGAACACGTCCAACGGATGGAGGCAGAAGTGAAATCCGTTACCGCAAGCTCTTATATCGCCTGTTTCTTCATAGTCCTTACCTTCTTCGTATTGGAAACCCCTACATGTCAAATCGGGGTTAAAACCTTTGTAGCCTTTGATTTTGACAAATTCCTTTGGTAAGGTAACGTTATCCGGCAGGTTTGCCCTAAGTACCATGTACGCCATGTAGCCGGCGTCAAATCCGGCTATCCCGGTGCCAATGGCAGTTAGGAGGAATTCCTTTTCCAGATGCTCGTTAGCGTAATTCCCGAAGTTCCCTAAAAATACGACCAGCTCTTCTTCGGTAACTTTCTCCATATCCTTGTCCAGCGTAGGAATGGCATAGGACTGACCTTGTATTCCTTCTGCCTGCCCCATAATTGCACCAAACTTCTCAACTGCCAATCTAGCTGCACCTCCGGCGTGATTGCCGTTCATATTGCTTCCAAAAACGAATATTTGATTATCTTTCAGTTCCTGAATATTCTCAGGTGTTAATTCTCTTTTCATAATTCTTCCTTGTTTCTGTATTACTTTTAATTAATGGTTCCTACAAACTTCTCTAGGTTTCCACTCTGACGGTACTTTAGCCCACTCTCTGAATGCTTTATCAAACCCATCAAGGTCAGAGAACATATCCATCTTGGCGGTATCAGTAGTAATGAGGGTGGAGAACTCCTTGAAATACTTATCGGCAACTTTTACGAAGTCATTGTGCAACTTTTTTAAATCTCCAAGCAGAAGGGAGTTCTCTGCCATTAAATCGCTCGCTTCCTCTACTAAGTTATTGGCTTCGCAATTCAACAGGTGAGCGGCTGAAAGCAGCATATTCAATCTATCTATGCTACCATTGGCTATGGCGGCATCTATTATTTTTTTCTTTGGTTTCATAATTGTATATTTTCACTTTACATTTCCTTTCATGCGGTTAATACTTTCGTTCTCCTTTTTATTAATTTTGTCAATCCACCTTTGGAATTTGGCAGCTACAAGAGGGCAGTGTATGCGCAGGTTTCTGTCGCGTTCCGCTTCCCATTCACGTATCTTTATAAGCGTTTCGGTATTCATGATTCTTTTATTTTGATGAAACTTAATATATGCTTGATAACTTCTACAGTCCACCCATTCCCAAGCATCTTGTATTGTTGAGTGTCACTGCAATTCCATATATACCATTCGGGTACAGTTTGAAGTCGTGCACATTCGGTTGGGGTAAGACGTCTAATTTCTGTATTAATTCGGACACATGGTTGTGAGCTTCCGTCATTTCTAGCCCTTGCCATCAATGTACATGACTTGCCTGATTTTATTTCCCTAAAATGTATTCCTCCAAATCCACGTACCGTTCCTGAAACCACTATCAAATTATCCTTTTGGACAGTTGTAAGGCAATTCGTCTTACTATCAGTACGTGGTTCAAGCTGTTGGATATTCTTTCTCTGCTCAGAAACCTCACCTGCTTCATACTTTTTCCGTATCTGTTTTCCATATTCGGTTCTTCTTGGTGTAAGACAGGCTGATTCACGCCCTCGCATGGCTGCACAGATATAATCCGTGCTTAAATTTCCTTTGACATTCCCCGAAGCCGTCATGCAATGGCTTTTGTCATCGCCATCTAACAACCTTATTTCCACATTCCGTTTTTCCTTATGAATATTCAGCCAATCCACCATTTTTCTGCTCAAAAAATATTTCCTGCACACTTCTTTTTCCAAAATATCTTTCAGCAAAACACCTCGGTCGGCAGGCTGCGGAATGTCGCTATAAGGATATCCGAACAGACCTTCATGCCCTACACGGATATTCGTCCAATAAATCCTACGCCTGTTCTGTGCGCTAACCAACGCAGAATTAATATGCACCCCACGTAACCCGATAGCCTCACTTAATACACTTTCCCATTTTTTCTCCATTTCCACATTTTCCAGCAGGAACAACACATCAGGATTATATTTACGGATATCCGTCAGAATACGCATATATTCCCAAAACAGATATGACTGTCCTTCAAATTGGAAGCCGTTTCCCTTCAACTCCATGTATCTTTCAAGCGTATATATCTCCTCATTCCCTTTTGTTGACATCCCTATACGTTTCCCGGCAAAACTAAATGATTGGCAAGGACTTCCGCCAATCAGCAGATCTATATGTTCCAATTTGGAAACATCAATGTCTGTAACGCTTCCCAAATGGATTACCTCGGGAAAATTCAGTTTCACTTGAGCTATCGCATATTTGTCCACCTCACTGGAATATCCTCTGTCAACCTTAATGCCAAGCTCACGCAAGGCAATCCATCCACAACCCATGCCATCAAACAGTGATAATACATTCATGATTTCTCTTTCTCGTTATGATCTTTTGAAACTGTTGCAAATTTGCCCATATCTGTCACAGGCACACACTCTATGCCCTTTAGCCTTACAATACGCAGAATTATCCCCGAAGTCCGAGGCATTCTTGCAATTCCGACATTTGACATATACAATTTCCGGTTTGACTTTCTTTGGCATACTCATGGCGACATCAGCATTTTTTGGGCTTCCTCATCTCCGGATTCAGCCCGGCGTTTCAACTCTTGATATTCAGCATAAGAGATTCTGTTATTTCCACGCTCTTCTATTTCTTTTTCACGTTGGATTCTGTATTGTTCACGCTCATGCCGATCAATGTCAATCCTACGTTCCTTAACATACTCCAGAAGAGAGCATGAAATCTTCATCGGACCAATAGCTCCATAAAATTGCCCATATTTCCCTAATTTGAATCTGGATATGAAGTTGCATATTTCAGCCAAATTCATCCAATAGTATTCACCTAGGACAAGAATACAAAGTTCATCCAGTTGTGTGTCGGTTATACCCTTTCCCTGCTCGGCGTAATCGTTAAGGCTATCAAACTGTACTTTCAGCCACCTAAGTGCGTTGTCTTCACCGTACACAGAACGGATGTTTGCAAGCGAAGGTATATTATCATTCAAGGCAATATCCGCAAGTGTAAGATTTGATTTTGCCAGCTTGCCTTGCAAATCAGGATTGTAATCAACCGCCATCCGGGATGGTGTTGGGTATTTCTCCAGTAGAGCCAACTGCTTTTCGTTTAGCTTCTTGTTCTGCAAGGAATTTTGCATCCGCTTCTGCGAACTCAGCCATGAGTCTAGATTTTCTCCGCTCAGAATCAATTCGCTTCTGCTCGTAGATGTCTGTATTTTGTCTTGCTCCATAATTTTTTAATTCAAATAATCCCGCATAATTACTTGCAATCGACTGCTCAACCACAAGCCTTGCTTTATTGCAATCATTTCCACTCAATGTTAGCAATCGGTTGTAGCACATTTTTAGGGATTTTTCCGATTTATAGTTTTCTTTTCTTTCTCTCTTGTATTCAAGCCATTCCTTGAATATGCTCTTAAAATCTTCCGAAACAAAAGACAAATCAACTTCCTTGTTTTTGGGAATTGTTTTCTTATCTCCGTTAGGAGATTCTTTATCTATATCATTTTCATTATCATTTTCATTAAGCTTGTTTTGGGTTGTTTGGGTTGAGTTTAACCCACTGGGTTGTTTGGGTTGTTTTGATTTGGCATTACAATTCCCTATAGGAGCACCACCTTTACGCCCGTTGTTTCGGTTTCTCTCGACAATGCCATGATATTTAGTTTCGTCTATCTCAAATTGATTGATGAAAAAACCCAATGCCATATCAATGTCCTCCTCTACCGTAACCTCCTCGCCAAGTTGATACTTGAAAATTGCACGAAATAATCGCCCAAGCTGTTTGTCTGATAATCTTGATATAGGTTTGTAGAAAGATTTATATATGATAAAACTATCCTTTGTCATTGCTTAATCTTTTAGGTGTTCTGTTAAGGTTCCCAATTGCCCAATGAATATGGTTTGACATTATCGCTGCAATTGACAACGAAGTCAATAATCTGTTCTGACAACTTATGCCATTCGTTTAATTCGTTTTGTTCCATAAAAGTTTAGTATTATAATTCAACTTCCTCAATTATAAATTCTATCCTTGGATTAAGCTTATCAATCAGCTTTCGTGCATTAATCTCCATACATTGCCGATCGTTCTTTATCGCCTTGCATCCTTGTAGACAGTCAAGTAAAATTTTGAAAGCATTATCAAGATCAGGACGCAAATTTTCGTGATACACATCCACTGTTAGTTTAAAGAAACCTTTTATATTCTTGTCCCTTAATCCACATTGTGCGTAGAAAGTTTGTTCATACTTTTTAAGTACATTCTGTTTTGCTAAAGAACCGTGCCCATATAATGCTACTATCTTGTAACAATTCGACTTTGAAGGGATTTTCCCCCTTATAATTTGTTTATCGTATATCATAATCCAAAATATCTATTTGCCGCCATCTCATCGTGTTGACGGATTGTTTCTACTATTTCCTTTTGCTGTTTACGGAAATTACGGTCATTGTCATACCTGCTATGGCATTCAGGACAGCCAATTCGCAAGTTCCATTCTTCCGTAATGTATTCAGGATAAAGTGATCTAGGTAACAGGTGCATCAACTGTGGTGTGGATGTATATTTGTGGCAAATACAGCAATACTGCGGTAGATCCCTTTTTATCCTTGCAAGTTTACGGTTTATTGTACTTTGTTTTTTGCTTATATGTTTCATTCCAATTAAAAGCCCCGAAGCGTATTCTCCGGGGCACAACCATTATTTACTAACCCTTGCCATTGATGTGTGGCTCACATTTATGAGGTGGTAGCAGGACTTGCACCTGCATGATTGTTATGCTGCTCATTTACATCTTTTATCGCCTACTATGAATAAGGCTCGCTGTTGTAGGTTTTGGTATCCGTCACCGATTGATTAATAACCATCGAATGCTTCGTTTACCTGATATGCTGGTCTCCTTTTCGCCAACCTTTCCCGATTATCATTTCCTATAATCCTCAGCTTAGAGCATCAATCTACTGCTTAATAGCGTCTTCTAATTCCGCCATACCACCATGTTTGCCCGCCCTATCTTCACAGACCGGGAAGGCATGTAAACAAATGCACTTAATCTATATCAAATCAGTCAACCCAAATTTAATTTTAATAACATTGATGATGGCTTTATACTGTTTCTCGTAGATTTTTCCCGAATGTGTCTTCTCCACTTTCTTTTCAAACTCTTCAATGCTGCCACGAAAACACCCACAAGTTATTTCGACTTTATTATCTTTTGTCAAATATGCGTGAGTGTGGCGGTTGCATGAACCGAAACAATCAAATCCGCAATGATTGTTATCATTTTCTATATCAGCATCGCCGGACACCCAAGCATCGCCGGACACCCGAGCATCGCCGTACACCTGAGCATTGCCGTACACCTGAGCATTGCCGGACACCCAAGCATCGCTTTCTTGGTCTAAGTTCTAATCTTTCTCAACATATCCTCCCAAATCACCTTCCTTGGCATATTTGAAAGACTTTGTACACTTAATTTGGAATAATTTAATTCCAAAAGTATTGAATACAAACTTGTCTGTAAGTTCAAATTTCTTTTCCATGTCAATCAAAATTAAAATTATCCTCACCGTCCGGTTCTTCGTCCGGCATATCATTACCGAAATCCATCGGAATGAACCAATCTGAAATAAACTCTTCCATAACTAAATCAAATCAATTATTTTGGTTTTAACAATCGCATCCAATCTCATATCAGACAAACCTTGTGAAAGGTGTTGTTCCATCAAAGTGTTTGCCTCCTTTAAATCCTTTGCGCAAACCAAATTATAGTATTTCAATTCTTTCTCATTGCCGTTCTCATCAATCTGAGTATCTACAATGGTAGCCTTGAAGAATGGTTTGTCTTCTGTCTTTTCGTTGATTATCTCAATGATGTTTGAACGTGAAATGGAGAATACATCAGATTCCATATTATCAGATGCGTACTGTTCAAGCCCTTTGGCTTCCGCTTCTGCAAAAAGTGAGCAGTCTGTAATGAAGTGTTCTTTTACTTCTTTTTCAAGACCGTCCTTGTTAGGTTTCATCACCTTTAACTTTACCTCGTAATACATATCATTCCTCCTTTGTCTTGTTACGTTCCTTAATCATTGCATCAGCTATCTGATAAGCTGCTTTAGCCTGTCCTTCATAGTCGTAGCTTATAACACCAATTTCTTTGGACGGGAAAAACAATGTTACAACCATGTTCCATAAAGTTCTCCTGCGTTTTGTTGTCATCATTATGCACTTCATTGCTTCAAGCGCAATATGATCTCGTGATATGTTGCTTTCCATAATCAGTCCTCTTCTTGTATTAGTCGTTTAATCAATTCTTTTTTCCATCCTTGAATAAATCCATTTTCATCAATATTCATAATGATGTAGTCGCCATATCCTTCATCTGCCGGACACATAATCTTAGGTACATAGCCGTCATAAGAAGCAATGGCGATGTGGTCTTCATCAGTAATATCACATATAAAATCATCGCATACTTTATAGTGAACATTGGCAATTGTTCCTTGCGTCCAGTTGACTATTTGTCCTGTCTCAATTGCTATAATAGGTCGCCAACGATAATGATCTGAATATATATTGTAATCAGCCTCTTCTTTTATTTGTACAGCACAAGGTATAAGAGGTTTACCTATGCCTTTACTCTCGCACAAATCAATGTCTCTCACTCCGTTTACTTCTGCATCTTCCCAATAGCGGACACCTGCATCTACTTTCAGATAGACCGCCTCAAACTCGGTCGGTTTGTTGATTGTAATTTTCATATTATTTTAATTGATTAATAACTTGTCTTTTGATTTTCTTGCAGAGCTTCCCGACAAAACGTCCATGCTTCTCTGTTCCGTCATCGGGCAACTCGTTTTTGTAAGTATTGAGCAACTTCTGGATGAGAAGCACTTCTTGTTTTGTCAAAGTAAGTTTCATTTGTCTATAAGTTTAAGTATATCCATAACCGAATTAACATCGGTAAGAATTTCATTGAAATTTGGTGCCTTCTGCCCCAAAAATCCGCATTGCAAATACTTGTGCTTACCCTCTCCGAAGATGCGGCATATCTTCGGTCTGCGGTCGTATATGTTACACTTGTAATCGTAACGCTGGAACGGGCATCTGTTTTCTGCAATGTCCTCATTTGTGATAGCTACCACATTGTTTCCCCCCAATTCGGGATTGTTACCTGCATCCTCAAACCTGATTATAGGTCTGACGATTCGATTCTTTAAAGCTGTGAAGTAACCTTTAGGAATTGGGACATTGCAACAACAATTTGCAGAACACTTACTTATATCACATTTTAATCTCATATCTATCTGTTTCTATATTCTCTCATCATTTCCTCATAACCTACATCGCCGTAGTATGGTAGGTAACATCCGAAATCTGCCTGTGCCCACATTTTGAATTTATCCATAAATGAGGATAGTTCGGTAACAGACATTTCGCTTGTCTTGTAGTCCTCCCAATCCGTTTCACCAGTAACAACATTGATTACAGGCTTACGTCCAAGAAGTTTCCTTTTCACATCACGCTTGCACTCGTCAAACGTACAGCCTATCTCTTTCGCAAAAACAGAGAACCACAAGTGAACTGTGTTGTTTTGCCTTATGGTTCTCATTTGCTCTTCGGACAGGTTTCTTTCCTTGACCTCTGTAAGATCAAAAGGTCTCTGCCCATTTATCAGCTTGTTGAAACGGACGGTTGCCTTTTGAACGTCAAGAGGTAATTTAGGATCGTAACGCATAGGTTAAAATGGCAAGCCGTCTGATTCTTTAGCCGCTTGCTGCGTTGTTGAAGGGGCTGATTTAGTATCTTGACCGTTTCCGTCCTTCTTTGGTGTAAGCAACTCAATCTCCGTTGCCGTGACTTCCCAAGCCGTATATTTAACCCCGTCTTTCTCGTACTCACGGGAAAGCATCTTTCCTTCCACAAAGAGTTTATCGCCCTTGTTGACGTACTTTTCTACAATCTCCGCAAGACCTCTCCAAAGACCGATACGAAACCAAGTTGTTCTGTCTTCTATCTTCTTACCGTCTTTCGTTGTGTATCCTTTTTCGGTTACACCCAAAGATATTGAAGCCACTTTTGAATCACCTATCGTTCTTATCTCCGGCTGGTTTCCGACATTTCCTATTAATGATATTCTGTTGTGCATGTTATTCTATTGTTTTTAATGTTACACTTCCAACTACTGGAATCTCTTTTAAATATTTCTTATACAAATCAGGATAATCTTTCTCAAACGCTTTCTTGTCGAAATCCTTTCTGATAGTGTCCTTTTTGCGAGTAAATGATATGATATCACCTTTCCAACTATATTCACCGGCTTCTACCATAGCCATCATTACGCCATCAGTTATTTCTTTCTTTTTATCGGACCAGTATTTTGCCTGTGACACAATTTCCTGTATTGTCCTCTCCATCTTTCGGTACTCGTCAGGAAGAGTAACAGGAGATATGGAATAGGGATTTACAAACTGCCTGCCTTCCGAATCACATTTCAACAGATTCATTACAACTTCTGATGGTATTCTCTCGACTTCTACTATCTCATGGTTTTTACCTCTCAACCATATACCTATAAGCCTTACCGCATTGCATCCCGGATTCTGCAACTCAAAAAAGTATGCATATATACTCAACTGCCATCTTACAGATTCCTTGTCAAACACGTAAGTGGTCTTTATATCGCCCAAAGTAAAATCAGTTTCATTTTCGCGATAAACTTTGTCGATACAGCTTGCATAGTGCTCATTATCTGATACTAGATATTCAGAACATTCGTATCTCAATCCCCAATCGTCTTTCAGTTCCTTATATCCTTGTGCTTCATCGCTGTCATGAGTTATACCCATATCATCGACAAGTTCGCATATACTGTGGATCATAGTACCTCTTTCAGCCGCTTTTCTTAACACGTCTTCGGGAACATCACGGTATTTATCAGGGAAAAGCTGTCTGCTTATCACGGAAGTAATACCGCTTAGTTCCTTATCCCCTAGCATATAAGTATGTTCATCGGGATTGAAAATGACTTGTGATTTGATTAGTTTCATTTCAGTTCTCCTTTCCTTCTTGTCACCGCTTCAATAAAACGTTTATCACTCTGTAATTCCTTATAATTTCCCCATACTACCTGTAATGTCTCGATTGACAGGCTTGATCTTACTTCCTGTAATGCCATCGCAAGGAAATCCGTTTCCTCAGGTGTTGTACTATCAGGGTCCTTTTGCTCTTCTGTAGGAATCAGGAACAATTGAAGCAAAGAATACTTCAACGCTATGCTCATTGCTTTATTCATCCCTTTGTCGCCTGCGTCCATTGCTTCACCCACATTTACAGTTTCCACAAAGCTGCCATCAGTGGTCATATACCTAAACTTTATCGTAGCCCTTGTAAATGTGTTCGTTCCGCCGGATTTCGTTATTCTGTTCTCCGTTGTGAAGTTCTGCACTTCCTGTAGTATGAACACCTCATTTTTTGAGAATAATTCATGAAGTTCGTTCATAACGTTGTCAATCCCACGGAATTTGAATCCCTGTTGCTGGTTCTTCTCCGATTTGGTGATAGCCTTTGTCTCTTTGAGGATATTGGCTATCTTACTGTATATTAGCTGTTCACTCATTATAATATTATTATTTACCAACACAAAAAAGGCAGGTCCGCAGTCCTTACAAAGTTCCGCTTCCTGCCATGATATATCTCCACTTCTTCAAGCTCATTTTCAAGAGAATCAATTTCTTCATTGATAAGTGCAATATATTCAGCCTTACTGTCAGCATTGAATGTGAGCATTACCGCTTCTTCACTCATTTGCTGAACCGTGTCAAGCTCTGAATAAAGCTTATCAAGTTCTGAATTAATAGATGATTTACACCTCATACTTTCTCCAAAAATTGCAAAGGGAGTGAATAAACAGCTTTTAACTTAGAAAATTTGACATCTGCACGCCCATCTTTAATTTTAATAATCGTGCCTATCAGCGTATCGCCAATTTCACGGACTTTATCACCTTTTTTCATAATAACTACGTTTAAATATTTGTCCGAAAGACAGGAATCGAACCTGCTTCTTGTGGGGTAATGAGACCTACATAAAGAATATGATTATTATTAAATTACCACATACATTCCATAATGCTACTTTCGGAGGATGTTCATACCTATATTCACATACCGGCATGAACGGATAATATTACTAACTAAAAAATAGATAGAGAAAATATTAGTCACACTCTTTCAGTTCATTGTATGTCAGGACTACCAGTCTTATGCACAACAGGAAGATAATGGAAAATATAATCACAGATACGCATTTTACAGGACTTTCCGTAACTATCGCACCATAAATCATCCCTAATGAACATAAGGCGGCAAATAAAGACATGATAAAATTGGCTGTTTTCATTATATTATTTTTTTGGAAGTTCTTGTATTCGCTTCATTATGTTAGATACTTCATCCGCATCCACATAGCCGATTATATCATTTGTTATTGGAGTGTTATAGCAAATTCCATTATTGTCAAGAACTGCAACCTCATAAGTATCAATACCGTTGGAATAAAACAAAGTGCCTTTTAATACACTTACTCCATATCCGTTCTCAAACTGCATTATAGCATGCTTTGCGTTCATATATTCCTCACGGATAGGAGAAGGTAAGAGAAAGGCATCTTTAGCCATTTCATGTTGCTTAAAAAGCAAATCCTTGAATTGTTTTAGTTCATTCATGTCATTTAATCATAAGTTTGTTCCCCTCAACGGCTTAAACCGGTTGTTACCCCGAATCTTACGGGAGGGGATATATTAGACCTTTCAGCGATACTTGTGCCTAACCAAGCATACTTCTACGCTAAAGACAAATTGGCGTGCTGAAAGTAAATTTCATTTCAACTTCGTGGCTTTACCACCATCAGACATTTACAACCATTCGACCGTTATCGTCTTATCTTTGGTTGCTATCGGTGTCAATTCCGTTCCACTTGCACCCACCACTATCTACCATCACTGGCTTCGCTTCTGTGCCTGCGCAGAAATCATATATAATAATTGTACGGTTTTACCCATACATTATTTCTATTGTATAAATAAATATTTCAAAGAACTACTAATTTGAAGTTTCGGTCGGAGTTGAACCGACTTTTTTGCTACATAATAAGGTAAATACCTTTCCCGCCCTGTCCCGAAACCTTCTCAGATATACACTTATCGTTCAAGCATTTTTACTATATCTGATTTTCTATACCTTCTTCGACATCCTACTTTTGTATATGGAATATCGCTGTGCATTACATAGCTTATTGACATGCTTAACATTCGGGCTACCTGTTCTGGAGTAAGCCATTCATCTGCTTCTTCTGTGACAACTTGTGATACAATAGTCTTGATGTCCTTTTTCATCAACTTGTATATCTCCTCAGCTAATATTTTCACTTCGTTACGCGTCATAAGCTATTATTCATTTTACTATTACAGTAATCGAGAAACTACTTCACAACTTCTTGCAGCCTTAACGCTATCTTCCTATTCTCTTCTGCAAGTTCTATCGCACGCTCTATAATATCGAATCGTCTTGTCTTGCCTTGCAGTGCATTACTCACTGTAACCTCTGTTGTCCCACAATCTTTGGCTATGATTTTTGTATAGCCTTTGGGTAAGAGAGGGCGCAATGCCTTCAAATTCTCCATCAGATTCAGCATATTCGGTTCTTTTCTATTCATTTTTACGCTATTTTACTTGGTTTCTTTATGAGTTATCAAGTATTGTTTGTAACTTTATAGTGCAAATATAAAGTAGGATTTATATTTAAACAAGTTCTCTTTATACAAAACGCATATTATTAACATTATTTATAAAGCATACTTTATATGAATACGGAAAAATTGAAGGTTTTATTTGAGAAAAGTGACGATAAATACGCTGATTCTCAAAAAATTGGAACTACCTATCAAACTATGTATAATATTATATATAAAGGTAGCGTGTGCAAAGTGGACTTGTTGCAAAAGATAGCCTCTTTTTATAAAGTGCCAGTTGGATATTTCTTTGATGAGGAGCCAATATCATCAAATGAAGATATAACAAACGAACTTAATATTGCGTATCAAGAAATTAATAAATTGAAAAAGGAAATAGAACTTCTTCGTTTAGGGAAGAGAGGTTCCACTAAAGTTGTCGTTGAGCTTGATGTGGATGATGACGAGTTCATTAAAATGGGATTAAAGGATAAGGTTATTCAGATATTAAATAAGTAGAATTGTTATATGTCACAGCATTTTTTATATGACTGAATTAGTTACATACATATTTGATTTTTTGAATAAGAATCAAGGAGCAATAACTTTTATTGTTTTTGCAATTCTTGTTGGTTACTTATTAGTGTGTAAAATGAAGGAAACTGATAAATTTAAATCTTATGCGAATTTCATATTTTCGATATGTGCTTTAGTTTTTAGTGTTTTATCTATATGTTATTCGTTCCCAAAAACAAATCTTGGACTTGATTATATGGGAGTAATATTTGGTGCATTGGCGGTGCTAGTCACATTCTCTGTTGGATGGCAAATTTATAATGCAGTAGAGGTGAAAAACGAAATACAGAAAATGAGAGATGAAAGGGAGGCTGCAAATGACTTAATTAACAAGAAAATCGCATCCGCAATTGAGGACGTTTGCAACTACGCCGCCGACATTTCAGAGCTTACTACTAAATCGCAATGCAACAATGGTGATTATATAGTTTCAATCATTACCATCTACAATAAATATAAAAAGATTGGTAATTCAACAATGGTAAACATTGCAAAGTCACATCTGTATAGTTGTCTTGAGACATTCAATCCTCAATCCCCATATTGGAGTGATTCTGCTTGTAAATTGAAGCAAGATGATGTAATAACTATTAAGAATGATATAGATAGCAATCGTAAGGACGAGATGTTAATACTCAATGGTCTTATAAAAGAAATATCCATTCAAGATAGATATAAAAAGGAGGATGATAAAAATCATTCTACTCCCCCAACAGAAAAGGACGAACAATAACTTAAAACCTTATAACTATGAATGAAAAACTAAAAATAACCACCAACGAACAAGCGTGGGAGTACCTGCAAAAAGCAAAGCAAAATTTGAGTAAGGATGCTATGACACTTGAAACTGCAAATCCAGAATTTGTCAAGATGAGCCTTAAAATGATTGACGAGGTGCAGTATTACCTGTGCCCCGGCAAAGAACAGAATGAGCTATAATCCCAATTCTAATGAAATAGTATATAAGCAATGAATAATGAATACAGAAACAAAATATAGAGTTGCTTCGTGCCTTGTGGTGATGAGCTTAATATCATGCTCAATGAGCCTTATTGCTTTGTACATTGCAATACCTCAAATACCCAATAATACGTATGATTATAATGGCGCACTCGTAACAATATTGTCTGTTCTTGTAACTCTGTTGCTTGGATGGAACATATATACAGTGGTAGATTTTAATAGAAAAGTCGAAAAGGCGGAAGAAAAAGTTGGGGAAGAGATTGAAGTGATAAAAGCAGAGAGTGAAAAGTTAAAGGATGATTATTTGGAACTTGAAAATAGTTTGAAGTATATGCAATCAGATATAACATTTACATCTGTATTTAACTATGCAATGAAAATAGATAAGGAAACGACTTTTGTTCAATATGCAATAGATGGGTACATAGATGCTTTAAATGTTGCTATAAAAGATGGATTGAATAAAGATAGAATTGATGTAGTTGTAGATTCACTTTTTACGATTTTAGATAAACCAAACGATTCAAAATCATTGATATTACCAAATATGACAAACGTCTATTATTCTGTTGTGTCGGAAATTCCAAAAAGAGGGGCTTCTAAACGAACTTTAGGTGATTTAATATTAAAATTTACGGAAGAGGAATATATACCATTCCCATCTGGCTATGTACATATTATGAGTGATTACCATCCTGATTTCATTCAACAAAAGCATAGTTGACGCTTCATCCATAAAATAACAAGCAAGTACCCCAAAACGGTGTAAGAGAATAAGAAAGCGAAATAACTAACTCAGTAAAAGCAACATTATGAGAAAGATTCTATTATTTATGCTATGTGTAACCTCGTTGGCTTCTTGCAGTGGAGGAATTGAAAAAGTATGTGTTATGGGGATAAGAGATAGAATCATATATGTTGATGAGAATAAATACGAATTACTACTTGAAAAGTTTAAACAGAAAAAGAAGAAAAACGTAATTGAGGTGATAAAATATGTTATTGAGATTATCACCTCTGCGATATCCAAACTTTGATATCAATAGTGTCCTCTGAATTCGTCAAGTATTTCAGGATGCTTTTCGTGGATATATCTTATAAAATCGTCCACACCTGCATAATCGTTCTCTATTTGTTTGTCAATATCAACCTCAAAATGTTCGCAATGGAACTTATTGACGTATATATTGAAAAAGGAATATTTGATAAAAGATTCAAGAATGTCAATCTTATGTTGCAGAGAAGCGACAAATTGAAGGTCTGACAAGTTCTGTTTCGGTTCTTGTTCAATGTGACTTGCTGATTTAAATGGATTTTTCATAATTCGTTCTTTGAAATGTTTACAATCGGTTATTAATGACTATCTTCCCCTTCCAACTCTTGTTCTTGGAAGATTGTATTTCTTTACAATATCTTCGTAAGCAGAATACGCTAAACTATCAACGTGCTCGTTATACTCATTACCGTTGTGCCCCTTCACCCAAACAAAACATATTTCACGAAGCGATGCGGCACAATGATGATAAAGGCTTATTAAGTCTAAGTTCTTTTTAGGCTTCTTGCAGTTCGTGAAACTTGTTATGCAATATTGAGAATCGGTATATACGGTTAATGTAGCTCCTTTAGGAACAGATTTAACAGCACTTATTATGGCAAGCATTTCCATGCGGTTATTCGTAGTGCCAACAAATCCTTTTTTAGACTCTTTTATTATTACACCGTCTTTAAGTATTATATAGGCAGAACCGCCTTCTCCATAAGGAGATATGTTATCACAGCTACCATCTGTGTATGCTTCATATTTAAGATTTGTTTCTTTCATTGTAATTATATTAATAATGAGTTATCTATTAAATAATAACCTGCTTTGATTTGAGGTAGGGGACTTGAGCAAATCATCCCCTTACCCGTAGAGAGTGTTTTCTCTCTTGCGGTTCGGGAATGATTCAAGAGAATGAGCCCGTCATCTCGGCTTTTTCGTCTCGGCTCTGAATTGGGTGCTTCCAATCTCGGCTTTCAGCTTCTACAGAGTTGGTTATCTCATAACCTGCACCTGCGCACCAGTCTGCTTATTTCAATCGACTGCCTTCTTTCGTGCATCCCCTCACGGGCTTTCACCGTGAAGCTTCGGAAGGTTGTTTTAAATCTGTTATTGGTCGAACGTATTTTCCCCGATAGCCCTGCTGTATCCAATTCATGGAAAGCATACAATAACCGATTGTATGGATTTAATCTAACTAATAGGAAAGAAAAAATCCGTTGCTAAAGTAGAGCGGCAACGGATTTCCAAATATAAAGAAGGCTCACGTTTGAGCGATTGTTTAATCATATGTCTGTTGCCGCTCTACTTGCAACGGATGCAAAGTTGCAAAGTATTTTGCGATAAAAAAAACAGCCGATTATAGGTTGTTAACATATAAAGATAAACGAACAAGAATAGACCTGTAAAAAAACAAAAAGTTATGACATATAAAAATAGTTTAAAACGAATGTATCGGCTAAAATATGATACCGATTAAAAATAATTACAAATTAAATTACTGATTATCAGGTATATAAATATTAATGTTGTAATCGCAGCGGAATCACTTTTACAAAACGCTGATTACCAATAAGATAATCAGCGTTTTCTCTTCTAAAGCAGCTGGAAAATATAAAGTCACTTGACCCACTATTATACTCCTGATTGACCCATCAAAAAAATATGAGATTTAAGTAGAAAAAAATGCATTTTAACCCGGATCAGTTTCAGTTATAATTCTTTATAGCAGATACTACTTTTTTTTAGCATTAATCTTTCTTACAGAATCTCCTGTTAGTTCAATTTTGTGTGCAGTATGTACAATTCTGTCCAGGATTGCATCTGCTACCGTAGGATCACCAATTGCATCATACCAACTTTCGACAGGAAGTTGTGATGTTATTATGATTGATTTTAATCCGTGTCTGTCTTCTATTATTTCCATAAGGATTGACCTTTCCCTGGCATCCAATCCTATAAGAAACAGATCGTCTAGAATAAGCAGTGAACACTTTTCATTTCAGATTCTATAGTTCCCTTGTTTTTGGCCATTTTAAGCTGTCCCATAAGCTTTGACGCATTGGAGTATAAAGTTCTGACTCCATTTTTGCATGCTTCATATCCTATTGCTGAAGCAATATAGCTTTTACCTGTACCAGAACTTCCCGTGATAAAAACATTCTGTCCGTCTTTTATAAAATCAAGAGATGCAAGTCTCTCAAGCTGGTTACGGTCAAGGTTACGTTTTATGGTATAGTCTATTTTCTCCATATATGCCTTATATCTGAAGTTGGCAGACCTTATCAGTCGCTCAATGCTTACATTGCGTCTGTAATCATACTCACTTTCTAGAAGCCATTTAAGGAATTCATCATTTGTCATACCATCAGAGGATGTTGTCCTACAGTCATTTCTGTATGTTTCAAGCATACCGTAAAAACGTAATTTGGAGAGTAATTCCATTATTCTGTCCATATTTTTTTCGACTGTTCTATTTGTTTTATTATTACTTGTCATTTTTATCTATGTTTTTAGAGTTAAAATAATCCTTACCTCTGAGATTTCTGTGTTTAGGGGTAAGTTCCGGAGCCTGTCCTTCCATTTGGACATGATACTTTTCATCTTCCCTGTTTACAAGAATACTTTCAAGCTCGTTGAATCCGAACATGCAGGATTCCATTGCTATCTGGCATGCAAGAACCATTCAGTCGTGTCCGAAACGTTCCACAAGACTTAATATACCATCAGCTGAACGTACTGCTTGAGCCGGATATTTTTTGGCTACGGCCACAAGCTTTATGTACTCCTCTACTATCGGATCGATTTTACGTGCCTTGCAGTATACATCATCCATTCTGATTCTGTATTCATGTAGTACTCCGGGAAGTTTATGGGAAGGTTTTTCTGAATATGTGAAAGGTGTATCATCCCTGCGATGTGTCGTAATGTGCCTGAATTTATGATATATCTCCACTGTATCCCCATCATACAGTAATTTTACAGTATCGCCGATATACTCTTTAGGGACACTGTAATAGTGATTGTTAAGCGACACATAACTGTTTCTCATGACAGTTGCCGTTTTCCGACTTTTTGATATAAATCTTGTAGTCGGTAATGTATGCAGCCTGTCTTTCTCTACCTCTATGAAACGCTCCTTACGGCTGTAGCTGCGGTTGTACATCTTTCGGCTGTTCAATGCATCCGTATGTTTCATTATTTCTATGTTCAAGGCTTCAAGATCATTGAATTTCAATCCTGTCATCTTTGAATAGACCTCCCTGTAAAGCAGTCTTACGGCATTTTCAACCAAAGCCTTGTCTTTGGGCTTGCGCACCCTTGCCGGAAAGACTACGCATCCGTAATGGTCTGCAAAAGCTGCAAAATCATCATTTATTACAGGCTCTATTCCACCGGGCTTTGTTACGGCAGATTTGAGGTTGTCGGGAACTATGGCATTTGGTACACCTCCAAAATAATGGAAAGCATTTTCACACGCCTGGATAAGATATTCTTTCTTTTGTGATGGTACAGCCTCGTAATAAGTAATCTGGCTGCAAGGAAGTATTGCAGCAAAGACTTCTACGGGAACCTTATCACCTGTATTCCTGTCTGAAATATAGAGTTTGTCACCGGCAAAATCCACATA